ATAAGTCCTCAATGTATTCAAAAGCAAGTGGATAGTATTCTTCGTAAATCTGGTCAATTTCATTAACGAAGTCAAAAGACACTGTTTTGTTTTCATAAGAAAAGATTTCGTTTTCTTTTAAAAAATGGAGAAATTCAACTAGATCTATAATTCTTTCGTCGCCTTTTTCAGATATTTTTTTATAATACCATGAGCCCCAAAGTTCGCGATCTTTACTTCTTTTTGTATACTTAGTATTCCACCATTCTTCGAAAAATGATTTAAACGTTTCAACATTCAGTTCTTCCGAGAAAAACAATGAACTATATTTTGTTTTAAATCTTATTTCAAGATACTTATCGTAATCTATTTGTTTTAATACTTGTGATAAGTTGTTACTAAAAGTTTGAGAATGTTTTCTTGCGTTAAAAAGATTGATAATCGTTTTTCTAAGTGAGCTTTTTGTACTTGCGCTGAAACTTGTATTCCTTATGCCTAAGTATTGATAGAAACTCTCAAACTCGCTTTTGAAGAATGGAAACTTATCATTTAGGATGACAGCACTCGCAACTATTTTACTAGGCAATTCAAGATTGTCTGCAATACTGGAAAAACCAGGATTATTAAAAAAGAAATTGATATCATTAAGATTAATCTCATCTTTATCATTTTCAATATCACTAATTCTTAGTTGTGTTATATCACGATCCCCATATTGACTTACTATATGACTGCCGGCCTTGAATACTTCAATTATTTTATCATCAAGTAAATATTTTATATAGAATTGAAAATACGGTTTTTTTACAGATTTATTTTCGTCTGAATTCAAAGAATTTAAATACCGGAAAATATCTATTAGGGTTCTTAAAACGTAACTTTTACCAGTTCCATTAGATCCAATTATTAATGAATGAAAAGGAAACTTTTTAGCGATTTGGGTTGAACTATTCTCAACATCTGTAAATCGTAATTTTAAATCACCTATAATTTTATGGTTTTTGAGCTGGAGTTCAATTATTCTAAACATAAATCGTAAAAATTTATGGTCTAAGTACTATAGGCACTCCGGCTTCTATATTTCCAAATAAATCTAGGGGAATATCCTCGACTGAAATAACATTGATGCCCAGGAATTTCGCTATAGGCAAAAATGTTTTTCTATCATTTGTCAACACAGCATCAATTTGTGAGTTTAGCGATAATGCTGACATTGCTATTTTCAGATCATCAGAAATCCATTTTCTTGCGTTTATGCTAGAATTTTCGTTTTTAAGAGTGTTGACTAAATCCTTGAAAAGCTTTATTGAGTTGGGATCTTCTTCTGAAATCTTTTTTAAGGTGTTTTTTGCAATTTTGTAAGAGTAATTAATAATAGTGGTTTCTGGATTATTAAATAGTTCTATTAATTCCTCAATTGAATAGTTTGATTTTCCTTTTGTTAGTTCCGAAATTGTTATTGCAGAAATATAGAGCTTCCAGTTATAGCCATTTTCCTTACGTTTATCAAAGTAATCAAAAAGCGAATGAACTGTTAAGATGCGTTTCTTTTCTTGCTCATTCTTTTCAAACCTATTTGGATCTTTACAGTAATCAATTATTATGCCTGTATCGACAAATATACTTTTCCATTCTTTAATTGGTTTGCTCATTATTCTTGGAGTTTCGTAAGGATTAGTCAATTGTCTTCGTTTTCAAATGCATCTGGATACTTCGTCCTAAACCTTATAACACTTTCCTGAAAAGAAACACTTGATACTACATCAAAATCAAGAACTTCAGAAGATTTTACCTCACCAGATTCGATTTCAATTTTGTTTTTGACTGTGAGCCTTATCTTATTTTTCTTAAAATGCTTTATTAATTCTTTTTCTTGAATACTATTAATCTTAAACTGATGATGCACTGAATCTAATGAAACGTAAGATTTTCCGTCCAGAATTCGTCCTCCAATAGCTGTAATGATGCCAACTTCTTCACTTATCTCGTAATAAAACTCAGGGATTTCAGGGACGGTAATTTCTGATAAATTTAACCGCGAAGTATCATGTGGAGAGTAACATTGTAGGGTTAATTCATTGCCAATAATAGCTTTCATTTTACTAGCATATTGACGTTGAAACTTATTTAATGTGTCATATTTCCCGTCTTGGATATTTCTATGAACCACAACTAATTTATGATATAATGGTTCATTATTTGTTACGACATTTAAGGCATAACAATTTCCTCGTATCTCGTTTAAAACTATTTTCTCCTTATCGCCAGGTTGGATGGCTTTATGCATCGATGAAAGCAATTCAGACAATTGTTCAATTGTTAATCCATCATCCTTTGAAAGTGACTTAGTTTTTCCCTCAAATCTAAGTGTGAATTCAAATTTCATTGCCTGAAAAGGTTCATTTGGTCTATAATGGACAAAAGTACATTATGTAATAAACTAAAACAAGAACTAATATCAGATAAATCTTTTAAAACTTAATATCTACAAGTAGCTAATAGGTTGCATGGTAATCCTGAACCCCATGCCTATCGTGAAAAAATCTCAATTATTAAATCACTACGTAGTTTAAAGATTTTAATTATTAATGTGATTATTATTTCTTCCACCTAGAGTTGCTCAAAGTAAACTAGTTGATTCTCAATATTAGTAGGCGGTTCTAAATTAGACATAGATTAGGCTATTTGCTAGCTAGATTTACCGCTTCCCCCTACCACCTTCCTTAGTCTTCAGATGTCCAAACCGGATAATAACGATCTCATTCTGGTAAGGGCCGAATTCAAAGTCATGAGCGTGGTAGAGTGTTTCCACGGTAACACCTATCTCCTCCGGTTTAAAGTCATCAAAGATCGCCGCAAGGCTGCCATAGTAGAAGTGCTGGTGCAAGCGTTTTAGCTCAACGTGAAAGACTTTTCGCTTCTGTTTGGTCATAGGGTTATTGTTTCAAGGTGTAAAAATAAGTTTTTCGAATGGAAGGAGGGACTAAAGTAGCAGACAAATCATTGCCTGCTGATGATCTTATGCAGGAAAAAGCTATGCGCTAATTACCAGCCGATCTTCGAGAACCTGAATCGTGACAGTATCTCCGGCTTCAATTCCGGCCTCTTTGAGCCATAAACCTGTTAGAACCAGCTGAGGCTTTGGAGTAGGTCTTGAGCGGAACTTACTGTTCTTTCTGGGTGATTCATAGAACTCTCTAACTTTAATCTCTCTGATTTTCATATCTGTAGTTTTAGAATAATGTTAATTGCATGCCGGGCATGTACACCGGTTCGGGAATTGTTGTTTCCGGGAGCTTTTCCTTTGCATGGCCATTGACCGACCTGGGTTCACCTTTGGATGTATGCCATACTTGCCAGGCAATGGATTCTTCCTTTGTAAGAGGCTTAAGATGAGGGATGCCTCCGGTAATGTAGATCATAGGGTTTACTTCATAGCCAAAAACAAAGTCATTCGGAAAGAGGCTGTCGCCGTTTAGTGCCTGACCTTTACAGCCATGAAGCGCCATGTTAATAGCCGTCATTTTCGTGCAGATAGGGTCTTTGTCCTGACCTACCAAGTAGTTGCCAGGAGCAACTTTGTTAAAGGCCAGCAAGAGCCTGCCCGACCCACTTGCGGGGTCATTTACGGTCAAACCTGTTTTCCTGTCACCACATTCCTCAATTGGCCGTTGTATCTGAGCCATGAAGTCACATACCGTTGGAGGTGTGAAGAACTGTCCCAGGAAAGAGGCTTTGCTTGAGGATGAAATTTCTTCATAGAGTGCTCCAAGGGCATCATACCAGTCCATTTCTTCACCGAGGTTATCGTGCATGGTATTGACCAGTGCCCGGAATAGATCTGCGAACCTTGGATAGTCATCCTTATATTGACTTTTCAGCCTTTCTGCGAGGGCTTTATCTCCTTCCCAAAGCAGTGAGGCTGTGGTATAATCTATGAAGTCCCGAAAGATGTCATAGTCATACCAATAGCCTCTGAAGGAGTTAAGCACTTTCACGAAGTGCCTTAAGGTGTGTGGAAAATCTCTTGTCTTAGCCATGGCTACAATCCGGAATCTTCTTCTTTGAGTATTTCATAGTTCTGTGGCCAGACCACACCTTCATACTTATAGCCGTGGTACATCTTAGTGAAGTACATAGCCCCGGTTTTGCCAACCCGGTCTGCTTCTGTATGCACTGTGTCACCAGATTTTAGTCCAATTGCTTTGAGCTCGCTGTCAAGCTCTCCTTTGAGTTTAAGTGTTTTCATAGCTTTAAATGTTAAGAGCCGGATGTCACTCCGGCTCAGTTAATAATTACCATCCAATTTCTTCTTTGATTTCATCAGGGAGGTATCCGATCTGGTGTCCCTCGACCAGGTAAATGGTTTCTGGAGCAACCCTGTCATCCTCCTCATTGGGGTTGCCAACAACGACCTGGTCAATGCTGTATTCAAATGGCCAGCTGGGCTGACTGGCAAATCTTACCTCTGCATCCGGACTCATTCCTTCAAGCATCTCGATTAATTCTTGTACGATCATTTTTGATAGGTTTTTGTGTTATTCCTTACGAATTTACTACAATATATTAAATAAAACAAATTTTTGATAAAAAATTTAATAAATTATTATTACTGACATTCAGGGATAACTTGTATATAATATATGAGTTTAAACAACTCACTAAATAAACCCATTAAATTTACAGTCTTAATTGAGCTAACAAATCATTAGTACTGATGAAAGAAAAAATCTTATCTGCGCTAAAAACCAAGTATTCAAACCTGGGGTTTGGCGACAAAGCTTTTGATGGGGTTGCCGAATTCCTTAGCAAAACCATCACCAAAGAAGAAGACGTCGAAACCGGAATTGCCGGGGTCGAGATGCTGCTTAAAGCATTCCAGGGCGATATTGACAAGGTTCGTACAGAGCTGAGCACAAAGACAAAGGAACTGGAAGACTTAAAGAAAAAGAATCCGGAGCCTCCCAAGCCCGAGCCTCCCAAACCTGCTGATGATGAGCCTGCATGGTTCAAGGCATGGAAAGAGGAGCAGTCAAAGAAACTTGAAGCTCTTGAAAAAGAGAATCAGATTTCAAAGGCGGAGAAGGCTAAGGAAGCCAGAGCAGCACAAATTGCCGCTAAAGTGAAAGAACTTGGAATCCCTGACTGGAGGATGAAAGGTGTTGCCGTACCTGAGGAACTTGATGAGACAGGTATAACCAATTTCCTTACAGAGATCAAACAGGAACTTGTTACCCAAGGGCTTTCCGGAAAAGTGGAGAGCGGATCGCTTGTTGGAAAGACAGAGCAGCTGAAAGAGCTTGCCGGAAGTCTTGTAGACAAGTATGCCGTGGAGTAAGCAATAATTGTTGAACTAAACCTCGAAATTCAATGAACTTTGAAAAGAACAGCTATGGTGGAGGTCGTCCGGTATTCGTCTTGCCTCCCACTCTTGTATTGGGTGGGTTTGAGCTTGATGTTACCAGCCAGAACTTCGCTATAGGAGCCATCATACCTGCGGGCACTCTCGCCATAATCGATGAGTCCACCCGTAAGGTGAGCATCTTAAAATCGGCACGGGTAACGGCCATAGATGCTGGTGATGCCAAGATTGTTACCCTCGAACATGATCAGTACCTGTCGAATCCATTTCATGTAGGAGACCTGGTACATGTAATAGCAGGTGCAGGAGAAGATCCTGACACCGAAATTACCATCTCTGCAATCAGTGAAGGCGTGGTAACGCTTTCTGATGAAATCCCTGGTTTAACGGTAGGTGATGTTATTACCGAAGTGATCAACGATGAAAGCTCACCGGCTTTTATTGGCACTTTCACTGGCGTCACTATCGCGACAATCAAAGTGCAAAACGGTGTTACCGGTATTGATGTTAGTAAGGATGCTGTGATGTATGCCAACCGTGTTTTACCGGTTCCGGCTGCATTAAAGACCAATGGCTACTTGATAGCCAATCCGCACATCCGTTATTCTGATTCACTCTAAAGTAAAGGAGACCAAGTAAATGAAAAGTTTTTTTAATTCCGATACTTTCGGTGACCTGACCAAGCTGGTACAGATCACATTTGACCAGGCTAGCGAAAAGCAGAAACAGCTTTTTGCAAAATCCTATACCGATCAGTTTATGGACTGGGACACTCCACAGATGGGATTGACCTTTGAAGAAATCATTGGTTCTTACAAACTGACCGTACTTGCTTCTGTTATTGGAGATACCGCTGCAACACCTCTGAGGAGCTATGATGGAGCTGGTACTTTCTCCGGACAGATTCCAAGGATGGGTCATAAATTCCCGATGGAGGCCAGTAAACTCCGCAGTCTGATTCAGATGTTGGAGACCACTCGTATATCTGATAAGGCCAAGCTTCAGAAGCTTCAGGAGACCATGTTTGCTAATGTAGCCGATGCAGTGAGAGGCGTGAAAGATCGTCTGGATCATATCGTGTTGACAGCTTTGTCCAATGATGGAGTAGTAAGCTTTAACTCGTCCAATAACCCTGACGGGCGTCGCTTTACTATCAACTATCAGCTTCCTGATGCTAATAAGAAGTTTGTAAACAAGGTATGGAGTGATGCTAACCTGACAACAGCAGATCCTTTCGAAGATATGAGTAAGGTAGTAAATGACTTTGCAGATAAGGTGACTTTTGGTGCCATGCTGATGAGCAATGAAACGCTTCTTCGTTTGGCCAAGTTTACCACTATCAAAAAGGCTATTTACGGAACCGATAAGATGAACACCCCATTGATGCTTGACTATATGAATGAGCAGTTCCAACGTTTTGGATTGCCTCCTATCACAGTTATTCGCAAGCAGAATGATGTGCTCACCAATGGCAAGCGTAGCACTGTTAATCCATGGAATGGAGATCGTGTTGTGTTTGTTCCAACCGGTAAACTCGGCCTTGTAAAGACTGCCTTTGAAGACAGTCAGATCATGCCGGAAGAAAATGTTTCTTACTCCAACTACGACCGTGGTAATATCGTGGTTGCTCAGTGGAGAACCGGAGAGAGTAAAAATGAACTTGCTGCTGAAATGACTCAGGCATCGAGCCGTGCTGTTCCTGTATTGACAGCGATAGACGGTATCGTATCTCTGAACATTGCCAGCACTGGTAGTTAATAAAAATTGGTTAGTGATGACGAACCTGGAAGCGTTAAGAGCCGAATGTGAACCTTATACTGTTAGCCCTGCGGTTGCAGAAAAGGCACTTGCTGATGCCGGACTCGTTCCGGAGGAAGACTATGACAATGCTGTGCTGCTATCAAAGGCAGCGGTATTGGCACTAAGGAAATTCTTATCGCTCAGCAATGAGAGCGAGGGAGGATTTACCCAAGGCTATAGCATTGAAGGATTGAAGCAACGCATTATCATGCTTTGCAAAACAGCTGGTCTTAACCCTTCCGGGTTTGTTGATTCTATCACTGTCCAAGATGGTTCAAGCAGATGGTAAGCTATGTCAAGGTATAAACACACACTATATGTCAGTCGGCCTTCAACAGGTGCCACCTTAAATGAGGATGGTGATCTTGTTGCTCAAACCGAAGAACAAGTGATGATAGGTTTATGCCGGGCAGAACCTTCTTCTGCGCGAAATACGCTTGTGGTGGATGGCCAGCAGGTGGTCTATGGCTGGAAGATCTATATGCAGGAATTGAGCGCACCTATTAATGTAGGAGAGCAGATTCTTGTCAAAGATCAGCATCAGGCCATACGTGCAAAGGGTACGGTGATTCATATTGTTAGAGATGACAAAAATGTGAAGCTATGGCTATAAAGCGTACCAGCAGCATAAGCGATCTGAAGACTCACTTTCGCAAGGTTCAGAAACGTATTGACCAGGCGATTATAAGGCAGCTTGCCTTTATAGGTGAAGATCTTGTCAACTATGCAAGAAGCATTCCGGCAGAGATGGGTTTCCGTGATCAAACAGGTAATCTCAGGAGCTCTATTGGATATGTAATTGTTCACAATGGTTCAGTTATCAAAGCGGATTTTCAACGCGTAACGGGACCGGTACAGTCTGGAAAGAGCGGTATCGAAATAGGCAAGTCATATGCTTTAGAGCTCTCGGGCAAACACAAAGAAGGTTATGCTATGATTTTTGTTGCCGGCATGGATTATGCCCTGGCAGTAGAATCCCGTGGACGTGATGTACTGACAAGCACAGAATATGCAGCCAAGAGGGCTTTACCTCCGGCAATCAGAAAGCTTCAACAACAGATCAAAAGGATGAAGATATGAAACACTCATTAGAGGCAGTTGATGTGATCTGGAAAATACTTTTTACTGTTCTGACTAATCAGATAAGCGGAGGTATTTTCAAGCTAACAAGACCGATGGAGAGCGTGCTTGAAGATGTCGTTGTCAATTCATTACCTATTACAGTTGATACTATCCAAAAGTGCGTTGTCAATGTGAATTGCTACGTCCCGGATATCAATGTAAACCTCGGAGGTAAGTCCCAGATGATGGCTAATACAGCAAGGTTAAAAGAGTTGGCAGCGATCGTTATGGAAAACCTTGAGGACAATGCCGGAGAGGAACATTACTTTCATCTGCAGAACCAACACATTCTAAAAGCTGACGAAAGCCAGCACTACATAAACCTCAGGATTGAGGTAGTATTTACCAATGAAAATTAATGCTAAAAAACTCGTAAAATGGCAGAAAGAATAACAATCGGACTGAAAAGTCTAAAGATCGGAGATGTTGATGCTTTGGGTGGTATGGGATCCACTCTTGAGGTCTTAGGAAAGACCTACGAAAGCACAGCAATACTCACTCAGGAAGAAGGGGAGGAGACTGACTTCTTTGTTGAGGAGGTTGATGACCCGGTAGAAACCCTTGCCCGAAAGGGAGCTACTTCCCTTGAATGGGCTATCCTGGACATGACCCCTGAAACACTTGTAAAGGTGCTAGGTGGAACCGTGGAAGGAACAGGTGATGCAGCTGTCTGGAAAGGACCTATTGATATTCCGGAAATCGAAAAATCCATTGAGATCATTTCGAAGAAGAATATCAAATATGAGATTCCTCGTGCACGTATCAAAGCCAGACTTGATGTAAACTTCTCTAAATCGGAAGTTGGTCTGGTAAGGATTGTTGCCCGGGTACTCACTCCAACACTGGAAGGTGAGCCACCTATCAAAATCAGCAAGGTAGTTTCTTAACCTAACCCAACTCAAAGAAAAGCTCTCACTGTTGGGGGCTTTTCTTTTACTCCAAGCAAAGCATGAAAGAAAAAGACAGACTATTAGTTGAAGCTCAGGCGGCAGACACCCTGCTAGAGAAAGGTTTGAAGTTTAAGGTTGGCATGCTGCGGTTTACCATCAGACAATCCTACCTGGGAACTTTGATATTGATTAGCAAGTACGTCACCCAGATAAAACTAAATGACATGCAGTTTACCGGCACAGGCAATGTAAGCATGGCTTATGCCGGTGTTCCGGAGAATGCTGTAGTACTGGCCAGAATAATAGCTATTGCCATACTCAATGGTAAAATGAAGATTAAGCTATTCTCCGGTCTTTTAGCAAGATATCTTCTTTGGAGGCTACAGCCAGAACGTCTGCTTTCACTTATCTCGGTAGTGATTGTTTTAAACAATGCAGGGGCTTTTATGAACTCTATCAGATTGATACACACCCAGAGGATTACAGCTCCGAAGGAAAATCTGATAGAGGAACCCAATCAGGATTAAAGAGCCTTTGGGGAACCCTGTGGAGCGTGTGTACTGCTACAGGATGGACGATGCAGTATTTGTTTTGGGGGATAAGGTGGATAAACCTACAGCTGATGATTGCCGATGCGCCCCGTTATGAGGGCAAAGACTCAAAGACTATTGAAGAACCTGATGATATTAACGAACTGGAAAGACTATTAGGACTATGAACGGAAGCGGCCCATTAGATTTTGACGCCACTATTAACCAGAGGCAATTTAACCTGGCACTTGATCAGATGATGAACCGCATCAGAGGCGTAGGTGATCAGGCGGAAAAGGAAGGTGCAAAGATTGATCAATCGTTTCGCAATGCTGCCGCTGCTGTTACGGCGTATTTCTCTGCCAGCTTTGTCAAGAATATGGTCACTGAGATTGGACAGGTTCGCGGGGAGTTTCAACAGCTTGAGATAGCGTTTGAGACTATTCTAAAAAATAAACAGAAGTCCGATGCCCTGATGAAGGACATTGTCCAGTTTGCGGCCAAGACACCATTTGACCTTAAAGGTGTAGCAACCGGAGCCAAACAATTGCTAGCCTATGGAACAAGTGTAGAGGATATCATACCCACTATGCGAAGATTGGGAGATATAGCGGCCGGTCTTTCAATTCCATTTGGCGATCTTGTATACCTCTATGGTACCAGTGCAACGCAAGGTCGTATCATGACAAAAGACCTGATGCAGTTTGCCGGTCGCGGTATTCCTGTCATTGAGGAGCTGAGTAAGATTCTTGGCGTTAGCAAGTCTGAAATCCTTGATCTGGCCAGCGAGGGTGTTTTAAGTTTTGAAATGCTTGAAGAGGTAATCTTCAACCTTACAAAGGCAACAGGTATGTTTGGCGGAATGATGGAGAAACAATCCGCTTCTATTACTGGCCTTGCTTCGAACCTCGGTGATGCCTGGGATACGATGTTGAATAAAATAGGAGAGGCAAATCAATCCACTTTTGAAGGAGCGCTTAAGACAGCTATCGAATTAGTTGAAAACTATGAGGTTGTACTTGATATTCTAAAGGTTTTAGTTGCTACTTACGGTACTTACCGAGCTGCTGTAATCATAAATACAGTGGCCATGAAAGGCTATTCAAGTGCGCTTGGACTGGCAGTAATCAAACAAAATCTTCTCAATCTTGCACAGAAGGCCTCACCATGGGGATTGGCGCTTGCAGGAGTTACCGCTCTTATTGGCGGATTGTGGGCTTATAACAGGTCACTAAACAAAAGCAGGGTAGAACTAAATGAGAATAGTGAAAGTATGATAAAACAGTCTTTCGAGACTGAAAAGCTTATTTCGAAACTCAAGAATGCTAATATCAGTGCAGAGGAACGGAAAAAGGTCTTAGAAGAACTAAAACAAGTAAATCCTGAAGTCACTGAAGCAATTAAAAGTGAAGCAACAGCATTAGAGGATGTAATTAAAAAATACAATGAATTAAATCTAATCAAGCGTGCAAACCTATCAGTGGAAGCTTTTAAAGTCGACAATAACTTTAGTGAGATTAAAAAAGGTTTTGAAGAAGCACAAGTTGACCTCGAGCAAGAAAGTATAAGACTGGAAAGTGTTTGGGTTAAAATTTGGGATGACTTCCAAACAAAGGCGAACGACAGCACGCAAACAATACCAAAGTATGTAAAAAAAATATTTGATGAAATTGTTGAGGAAGGTCTTGGAGCTGAGCAAGCAATCAAAAAGATCAATGATGCCTACAACGATGTGGCCATTAAAAGAAGCCAGTTCGGAAAGCAAAATGTTAGCAGTAATAATAACGAACTCTATGAATATTTTTACGACATAAGGAAAGCTTTTGACATAGTCAATTACTCGTCAACACTTAATAGTTTTAATCAGGCAAACGAATCCTATAAAAAATCACTTTCAAGTCTTGAGGCTTACATAGACTCTTATACATCCTCCCTAATTGCCCTGTCAGAAGCAGAAAAAGAGGAACTCAATATTCAATTAAAAAGGGAGTACATTCCTAATTTTCAAGTCAAGGGGAAGCAAGAGCTCGATGCAGTTGAAGAACAATTGACGGTTACTCAAAAAATAGCTTCACTTAGAAAAGAAATAGCAGAGCAGCAAAAGCAACTCCAACAACTTAAATCGCCTGAATCAATCTATGACAGCAAAAAGATTAAGGAAACAGAAGAAAGCATTTCCTCATTAAAAAAAGAACTTGAATCAATTGTTGGGGCAGGTGCAAAAAAGGATAAAAAAACCTTTTCTGAGACAATTTCTGACATAAAACAAACCTATGAGAACTATTACAAATGGGCAAAGAACTACGGCAAAGAAGCTGCTGACGAACAGTTTAAAAATCTTGTTTCCGGAGGACAGTCTTTTCTGGAATACCTTGAGAAGGAAATAAGTAAATATGAATCCAAAGCACAAAAAACTAGCACAGACAGGGATAACTTAAGTGTCCTTTGGGCAGCAAAGGATGATGTACTTGGCAACAAAACACAGATCGATGCTTTTAAGGAACAGATAGATCAAGCCAAAGAAGAATACCGGGATTTAATTGACTATATCGAATTCCTGAAAAGAACAATCACTTCCCAAGGTGAATGGGATGGTTCAGAACAAAGTATGAAAAAACTGAATTTCCTTTATCAGGAACTTAGCTCGTCTGAACGCGAATTTGCAAGACAAAGCCAGGATACCTACTCAAGGTTGATGCAGGATGCAGGTAGCTATGCACAGAAAAGGATGCAGATTGAGCAGGAGTATAACGCTAACATTGCCAAACTTGATGAAAAGAGCCTTGGAGCAGACAAATTCAAAGAGGCGATGGAAGCCGCTAAAAAGCTCCGTGAAGAACAAATCGCTGCTCTTGCAGAGACCGAATTAAAGTCCTCCGAAGCTTACCAGAAATTGTCTGGTGATATATCAAAGCTAACAAGGGGAGAGGCACAGAAATACCTTAATATTCTTAAAAGCCAGCTGACGACACTTGAAGATCAGCCGGAACTCTATGCAAAGATTGAAGCATTTATTAAAAGCATGAGCGATCAACTGAATGCAGTTGACAATGAAAATCTTGCTGAAGGGCTGTATATGTTTGCTGATTCACTGGCTGAAATCACTCAAAATCTTGATGGTGTAAATGATAACTTCAAACAGATTCTTTCGACCGTAGGTCAGCTTGTCGGCCAGATGGGTAATGTGGTAAACAACTTAAAGATTGATCCTGTTACCGGTGGATTTACCAATGCTTTTGGTGGAGCATCAGGTATAATAGGCATGATGTTTTCAACAGCCAATCTGCTTGATAAACAATTCGGCATTCAGAAATCTATCGCTAAAACGGAAGAAGAAAGAATACGGTATCAACAACAACAGGTTTACCAAAGTCAAAAGCTAAAAGATGAGTTACAAGAACAGTTAAGGTTGATAAGTCAGATGGCACAGGGACAACAGTTTGATGCTTCAACGAATGCCTTGGAACAAGCTATTTTTGAAAACAGGCGTGCCTTGGATGAGTTCAAATTTACAGCTCAGAGTGTGCCAGATTTCGTTAAGGGGAAGGTGAAAATATCAATTAGCGATATCGTTGACATGACAGGTATTCAGGATGAATATGAGGCGTTGGCCTGGGCTGTTCAAAACGGGAAAATATCAAACGAAGATTATCAAATTGCTCTGGAATACCTAAATGCGATTAAGGATGCACAGCTGGAGATCGAGGAGATTGAAAGACGGCAGGCTGAGTATCTTACCGGAACCTCTGTTGAGGGCATGACAAGTGAAATAATGTCCATGTTTCGTGAAGGCAGAACTGAGGCCGAAGATTTTGCTGCTTACTTTGAAGAACTCATGAAAGAGGCCATGTTGCAATCGCTTAAAATGAAAGCGCTGGAAGGCCCGATGCAAAACTTTTTCGATCAATTTGCTACAGCATCTGAAGATGGGTTAAGCTCCGATGAAGTTGACCATCTCCGTGATGTGTACAATCAGATCATGGATGATGCCAACCAACAATTTAATGACCTCATGGAAATTTTTGGTAGTGCAGATGAAATGCCCACAGCAGACACCTCATTGACAGGAGCTATTAAAGGTGTATCTGAAGAAACAGCAGGGTTAATTGCCGGTCAAATGAACGCTATCAGAATGAATCAGGCTCAAAGCCTGGTTGCACTAAATAGCATGCTGGAACATCTTTCGGGAATCGAATTCAATACCCGAAATAATGTTTACATCAGGAGAATTTACGATCTGCTTGAGTCAAGATCAAACGATGACAGTATCAACATAAGAGCAAACGGAGGGTATTAAAATGGGAAGTCAACCTACAGTCACACAGGAACAGTTTAAAATCCGCTATTTCTTTGATGGTACTGATATAAGTACTTTCAATGTTTTTGTCATTAAATCAGAAGGCCTCCTTGATGCTCCAAAACGTAAGGTCGCTTACCGTCATAACTGGCTTGATGAAAGTGGGGAGGAAGTGGATCTGAATACTGTAAACTTTGAAGCCCGGACTTTCAAACTAAACTGCTTTGTAAAAGGAGATACAATCACAGAAGCATTGACCAATCGGGACAACCTTTTATCTCTTATTGATCAACCTGGTCACAGAACACTGGTCGTTCAATATTATGGAATAAATGACACCATCACCGTAAAGTGTTTTCGGGAGGAAGAAGTAAAGCTCCAAAAAGTCTTTCGCTACCGGAAGAACATCTGGACATTCACACTAACCTTAAAGGAGTTTTTTGAATGAATACTGTTGTCATTCACCGGCCTTTGCATTCTGATATTGCAGTAGCAATTAAAGAGAATAGCCAGCTTGAACAACAGTTCATGAATAAGGATATTGTTCAGCTATTCTTTGAAACAGAAACCTCCATTTCGCTCAATCTGGGCGACTATATCGAGGTTTTTGGAAAGACTTATTTTCTCAACACAGCTCCCGTTATCAGGAAACTTTCATCGAACCTCTATGAGTACAATTGCGTGTTTGAGAGTTATTTTTACGATCTAAGTAAAGCTGCTTTCCTGGACACAGATGCAACCGGAATTCACCTCACGCATGAGTTTTACCTGGTAGGTATGTTTCAGGATTTCATCAATGTTATCCTGAATAATGTTGAAAGGGTATTTGGTGCTGATTTCTGGACTTTTGATGTTGATGTTAGCACTACAGACTATAAAACACTTTCATTCTCGGAGAATAACTGTCAGCAGGCATTACTTAGAGTCTGTGAAGAGTTTGGAGTTGAGTTCAAGTTTCTTGAAACAATTGACGGCCCGGTTATTCAAATACGCGATGATGTCTCCCTTGACTCCATCTACAGCTTTGAGTATGGTAAAGGGAAAGGGCTTTATAATTTAACCCGGAATAAGGCCACCTCAAATAATCTTACTACCAGACTGTATGTGTTTGGTTCAACAAAGAACCTCGGCCCGAATTATCGAAACTATTCTCCACGTTTAAGGTTGCCACCCGAGCAGGTTTTGTTTGTGGAAGTGACCAATTATAATCTCTATAATTTCCCACCACAGGTCCTTGTAATTGGAAACACAAGCGCTGCCTTTGTTAGGCTTCAAATAGTTGAAAACTCACAATGGGTTGATTATGGAATTGTCAAGTCCGGAAGTGAGTTCAACGCTACCTATTTAGTTTATGATCACACCGATAGGCCTGGTATGCCGGTTCCTCAAATGTTTAGGATTAAAGCCTGGAACACTGAGGGGCAATACGTTTACAGCGATGGCACCTCTGAAGGCTTACCTGAAACTCCTGACTTCATTGAAAATGATGAGGCAATTACAAAGTATGGGGTAATCGAACGTACGCTGATATTTGATGAAGTTTTTCCTCACCGGGAAGGAACTGTAACCGCTGTTGGTTTTGACTACCGTCAGTTCAACGATAGTGAGATGTTTAACCTGAGCCTGGCAGATCATGAGGGGAATACATTGTATCTAATACCAAATCTTGATCCGAAAATCAAATTCAACACAGGTAAACTGGCTGGATATGAGTTTGTGATTAGTCAATACAAGCATGATCTAAAACAGTTTACAATCCGGCCAATTACTGATGAAAGAGGGCTTGAACTACCTCACCCAAGTGAATCAGAGTTTCAGATTCATCCGGGAGACAAGTATGTGATACTGGATATTAACCTTCCCAATGAGTATATTGAAACAGCTGAGAATGAGCTCAAGTCAAAAGCTCTTGCATGGCTCGGCAAATACTCAAATGAACAGGTGAGCTATGAGCTTTCTCTTGACCAAAAATATGTCAACGATAACAACATCACCTTTCCGGTTGGAAATAAGATCACAGTTCTTGATCAGCAACTTGGAATAAATGATAAACTCCGGATAGTTGAAGTAAGAAGAAATCTTGTTTTTGAGCATAAATATGAGGTTAAGCTATCTGATACCGTATTTGTCCAGAGTTCGCGTATGAAGCAATTCAAGGTTGGTGTTGACCAGCTTTCATTCAAGAATACAGCTGTCCAAGTGCCTCAAATCAGCAGTGAACCTGAGAAGATCCTTGGTACTGATCAAAACAACAATATTATTTCTATTCTTTTTGACACGGAGGAGGTTGAGGAGGTTGGAAGGCAAATAGTGATTGAAAAGAACTACCCGGAGAAGAAATATACCTTCTCTTTTGACGAGACAAAAGTCAATCATAATAACCTTTTAAATTATGAGCCAGAGCGTCACCGGAAGCTGGTGTACGACTCTGATATCAAAGCATATATGATTAGTGAATAATTAACACATAAGACAATGTCACAAAAACGAATACCTGTACTTGAAGATTTTAGCTGGCAGCAGCCAGTAATTCAAGCTATTTCAAATGAACCTGCAGGTGCAGTAGCCGGAGACAGGTACTTAGTTTCTTCTCCTGCATCAGGGGCTTTTACAGGAAAAGAGAATCAGATTGCTTGGCGAGATGAAGTCAACTGGCATTTTGACGTTCCTCTACCTGGTTGGATACTCTTCAATGAATCCATGGGTAAATATAGTTGGTTTAACGGAACTGGGTGGCGGCCATTCTCAGAGCAATTCACTGGTAACTTCATCAAATCTTTACAAGGTGTTGTAGCTGGCAAAATCCCAACCTGGCAAGCAAGTGATGAGCTGGGCGAAGGTTATGGCGTTGCTGTAAATCCGGAGGAGAGTAGTCTAGAGACAAAGATCTTCCGGGCAGATGCTATTAAGGCATATGTAGACAATCTTATTGGCGCTTCTGATGCGATGGTTTTTAAAGGAACTTTAGGCGTTGGAGGAACCATAACAGAACTCCCAACTACCTATGGAGTAGGATGGACATATAAAGTAATTACACCTGGTGAGTATGCTGACAAGTCATGTGAGATTGGTGACATGATAATTGCACTGGTAGATCGTGAAGGAACCGGAAATCTTGATTCTGACTGGACAGTTGTTCAGTCGAATATCGACGGAGCTGTAACCGGTCCTCAAAGTGCTGTGCAAGGGAACTTACCCAGTTTCCATGATGCCTCAGGAAAGATCATAAAGGATTCCGGTGTTTCGGCTCAGGCAGTATCGGAACACCTTGCTAATCCCAATATCCATGTGCCACCAGAGCAAATTGATCACAATGTGATTCAGAATATTGGTTCTTATAAACACTCTGGAGTGGATCTGCATATCAACAATACCAGCCTTCATCGTCAGACCAATTACGTGCCTGTACTGGGGTGTATTCTCTGGGATGATGCGTCAGTATTGCCGGGATCAGAACATCAAAACTAACATAAGTGGATAATGAGTAAGAAGCGAATAGTGGTCGCCGAAAACAATCCTGCACAACCCTCAGTAATGGGTTTTGTTGGTAGCCTGCCTGCACATGCTGAAGGCATGCGTGTTATTCTTGTTTCCGATCAAAAAATATACACTTCTTATAATAGCCAATGGCTGGTTGACACTCCGAAACATGGCTGGACAAGCTATGCTGATGTGCCTGGAATGAGTATCGTTTTTCTTAATAATCAATGGAATGCCTATAACCCTGTCACAAGTAGTCTTGAACTGGTAGATCCTCCGAACAGTAATACTGCAGAAGGCACAACCGGACAAGTGGCATTTGATGATGACTATATGTACCTGTGTACAAATACAAATACATGGAAAAGAGTCCCCATAATGGGGAATTGGTAATAACTAATAAACCTAAACTATGACTAAGAAAATGACCGTAAAAAAGCAAGAGGAGCAAAAGCACGAACATGCTGCAAATGAGACAGCCGAAGAACTGAAAAAGAAACTTTTGGAACTTGAACAAAAAGAACTTGAACAGGCGCAAAAGCAAATTGCAGAACTTGGTGAAAAGCTTGGAGTCAAGATTGGACTTCAACTCAATTCACAGAAGCTGGCAGATGTTATCAGCTTCATGATAAACAATAACAAACCTTTCATCACACTTCAATTCGAGGTGTGGAAAGACAGTAACTAAATTTTAAAACTTAAGTCAAATGGCACAATATGATTTGATTTTCACGCGCAATGACCATGCAACAGCTGTTGAGTTTACCGAGGTCACTCTAGGTAAACCAGCTGGGATAGGTTATTTCTTAACTCAAAATCCTTCATCCGGGTTACTTGGTTGGAGTAAAACCCTTGAGACACCGGTGATCAATGGAACCGTTTCTGGAACGGCAATCATTACTAGTCTTGCGACTAATCCCGCAGCTGGTAAACTGCTCGATGCCCTCACCGCTAAAAACTATATGGATGGGCTGATTGCAGCCAATGATGCCATGGTTTATAAAGGCGGCATCGATTGTTCGGCCAATCCTAACTATCCTGCTGGTCAGGTGGGTTGGACTTGGAAGGTCACAGCTGCGGGTAAAATTGGTGGCACAAGTGGTACACCTGTTGAAGTTGGCGACACAATTATTTGTGCTGTAGCAAATGGCGGTGGTACAGAGGCAACCGTTGGTGCAAACTTCAACATTATTCAGGGTAATATTGATGGTGCCCTTTACGATGGTATGTTTAGCTCCACAGGTCTGCTTAAACGTACCGGTGTTAAAACCTATGCCATCGTAACTGATAATTCCGGTAACTGGAATACTGCATATGGATGGGGCAATCATGCTTCAGCTGGCTACGCTTCAGCAGCTAATCTTACAAGTCATATCAATGACGGTTCTAAACACGTTCCAGCCAATGGGACAACTAACAATAAAAAGGTTCTGACAGCATCAGCAACTGCCGGAGTCTTTACCTGGTCATTTGTTCACTGGGATGATATTGATGGTGCACCAACTTCATTACCTCCATCACCTCACACCCATGAAATTGCTGATATCACAGGACTTCAAACAGCCCTTGACGGCAAGTTAGGAGTAAACCAGAATGCAGTTTCAGCCTCTAAGCTACTTACACCACGTACGATTGCTGCAACCGGTGATGCAACCTGGAGCGTAAGTTTTGATGGCTCAGCAAACGTTTCTGGAGCCTTGACACTTGCCAGTATTGTTACCGCAGGCACTTATGCTAAAACGACCGTAAATGCAAAAGGTCTTGTTACTGGTGGAAGTTCTCTTGTTGCAGCTGACATCCCGAATCTGGATGCTTCAAAAATTACAAGCGGTGTCTTTGCGGTGGCGCGAATTCCTAATCTTCCAATTTCTCATATCACAGGATTGGCTACAGCACTGGCAGGCTTGATGTCCTGGGCAACTGTACCTTCAGCTCACAACAGTACTGGTTCTGCTGGATCAATTGCTTATGATAGTACTCATGTATATGTATGTGTAGCAACCAATACCTGGAGAAGAAGCCCGTTGGCAAAATGGTAAACCACTAAAATGTAGGTAATGGCACAATACGATATTGTTTTCGCTATCAATACCGCCTCTTCCGGAGTGCTTTTTGAGGAAAGGGTGATTAAGCTTGGCAAGGGTGAATTATTGGTGGGTACAACAACGACTCCCAATAGTTTGCCCGCTGGTGCCAATGGAACTATATTGATCTATGATAATTCTAAAACAAATGGGTTTGATACGGTCACTTATGGTAGGTTTTCTGATTTATTCATCGATGGTGAGACTATTCGAAATGCAGCCGTTCCGAATACAATGCTTTATCTTGGCGAGGATGATCTGATTGAACTGGTTGCGTCAACAGCATCGGTTTATGGTGGGGGTACAATTGACCTTAGATCAAATGCGCTGACATTGCGAGCGCCTAATGTTACATTCACTGATATACCTGGCATTGGAGCTCATCTTACAATTGATGCTAATGGTAATCTTTCTCGGACTACAATCTCTGGGGGAGGATCTTCACTTTGGTCAGAAACAGGTTCTGATATTTACAGGTCTTCAAGAGTAGGGATAAAAAACACAAGCCCTTCATATGATCTTGATGTATCCGGTACAGCTCGTGTTACAACAGGTATTTACACTCCAAAAATCTATGGTAGTGGTGACACAAATACCTATCTTGATTGGGTTTCGTCTGACCAGTTACGTATAGTTGTAGGTGGCCTTGAAATGATGCGTTTTGTTGAGAGTACTTATGACCGGATAGGAGTGAAGCTTTCAAGTCCTTCTTATGATTTTGATGTTAATGGTGATATCCATGCCTCCGGTGATATCCTCTCCAACTCTGATATGAGGTTGAAGAAAAACATTCACCCGCTGCCTGTGGTTTCTAATAAAATAAAACAGCTTAGGCCTGTTATGTTTGATTGGCGTGAAACCGATAAGGGTGATATCGGTCTTATTGCTCAGGAAGTGGAGCAACTATTTCCTTGCCTGGTGCGAACCGATGAGCAGGGTTTTAAATCTGTGAATTATCAGAAACTAACTGTTTTACTGCTTAAAACTATACAGGAGATCATGTGATGCCCCTTCCTACTAGTGATTTGAAGTTATTTGATGTTGCTGATGCTTTAGATATGAGCCTGACTAATATCAGTATGTACAACGTTATTAATCACTTTGCTGTTAATGGTGATGGTTTGAATCCAACTTATTGTCCCGGAGCAACTGGAGCTGCGCGGTTGACAAACCTTCGAACCACACCTTATGTATTAGGTAAGTTTCGCGGTTATGATCATTCTGCAGGTGGCTCACTGAATGCTATCACTGTCAGCACAACGAACGCAATAAGCCCATGTAACACACTTAGTATTGCAACGACTGTTTATTCCACCCAAACCACAATTGCCCTGGCTTATGGTAATGATCAGGAAATATATTCTGATTCAGGCGGGACAACATTTGCTAATTCTGGCTGGTACACCGAAGATGATACGAACTGGTTTTATTGGGATTCCTCGTCTGGTAGGTGGGATAATTACACAGTATGTAACAATGTAATTCAGATTTATGCAATTGGTCCTTATGCTAGTCAACTTGGGGCGTGTATTTCAGCTGATAAAGAGGATGATTACTATTTCGAGCCAATAGGTTCAAATAGTGTCCCGGTTACCGGTGACACAGTTTACACTGATAGTAACCTAACATATCTTGCTTCTCCCGGTTATTATAAAGTTGTCACGAGTATAGACTGGTTCCAGGTTGGGAGTAATGGTATCGTAGTGAATAATGGTAAATGCTAATTTTATAGATTCCCTATGAATATCAGTATAAACAAGGATTATTTACAATTCAAAGTGTGTTTATTGAACTCACTTAACTATTTTTATAACCTTAAAAAGGAGAGCAATGACAGAGGAACAGCTGCTTAATATTTCAGGATTTTTGATTGTGACGCTTTTAGGTGTGATTGCGTATTTTCTAAAGGAGTTTAACATACAGGTAAAACACCTTAAGCAGGCAGTGATTGAGCTTCAGATTGCCATAAGATCTGACAAGGCTGCCTACGATGGATGGCGTGAAAACGAGCGCGAAAAGCATGATGTTATCAATAAGCGGCTTGATGATCATGGACGAAGGCTCGACTTGCATGAAATTGAGATAACAGCAATAAAGACTAAACATAGCAGCAAGCATGAAAATTATTAAGTTTTTACGTGAATGGAATGAATTACTCACGCTTCCGGTTGCCCTGATTCTTTGGTGGTACAGTGGTGATATTTTAAGGTGGATTGACCCGATGGCAGGAGTTTTTGATGCCGGAATTCTACAGGTTTTCCTACTAGCCACAATAGGACTTCTCTTTGGCCATGCTCTCATTTGGTTGATGCTTAGATTGTCAGCTAAAGAAATCTACAGTCATTTTGATGACTTTCTTAATAACAACCCAAATATAACCCCATGGCAAAAAGGACTTTTCTCATTATCGTATTTCTTTCTTTTACTGCTTTCCTGGGTGCTTCTGGTGAACGCTCTGGCGTGATAAATACCTACACAGCTGAGGTAGGCGTTCGTGAGGCATCGGGCAATAATGATGGACTTGAAGTTGAAAGGTACCTGGCCTCAACTGGTCTTGGTAAAGGCTATGCCTGGTGTGCAGCCTTTGTGAATTGGGTGTACCAGCAAAACCACATCAAAGGACCGGCTTCCGCAGCATGGTCACCCTCTTGGTTCCCGGATGAGAAAACTTTCGCTGTTGAATTAGGATTAAGAGGTGACGTTTTTGGAATTTATTTCAGGAGCAAAGGCAGAATTGCGCATGTAGGATTCCTTGATGAAGACTATCATAATGGTAAGCACACCATTTTGACTGTAGAAGGAAACACTAATGAAGCCGGAGGCAGAGAGGGTGATGGGGTTTATCGTAAGCGAAGGAGCAAAAATCAAATTTCAAAAGTCAGCTGTTGGTTATGAAAAATTATCTGAATGCTATTCCTTGGATAATCATTTCCTTGCTGCTATCAACGATGTTTGTTTACAGGGAGTGTCATCGGCCGTTAAAAATTAAATACCTACCAGGTGATACGGTATTCAGAACCGACACAATTAAGGGAGACAGTATCCCTGTTCCTTATCCGATAACGGAGATTAGAACAGTTGATTGTACCCGAATAGTACAAGTTCCTGCTAATGTGGATACTAATGCTATTTTAGCTGCCTTTTTTGCCGAGAATTACTACACTAAATATCCGATAGTGGATGATACTAACTTGTATATTGCAATTGATGCACTTGTCAGTGAGAATAGGCTCCGATGGATTTTACCCTATGTTCAGATACGCAGACCAAGGATAGTTAACCATTATACTACCGTTATTGATCAAAACAGTGAGCAAAATAAGATCAAGTTTAGAGGTGGTGGGTTTGGAATGAATTATCCTGGTGGTTATGATTTTGGGGTTGCAGCTGGTGTAGAGTATAAAAGGTGGTCACTTGAATATGGGAAAGGTGTTGGCCGAACAAATATTTTTATCCTGGCATACGAATTTTAAAAGATTTTTTGTTTTGCAAAATAATTGTGTAGTTTTGTTCAGTTTGATGTGAGTGACCTGCATCAAAATCCAAAGGGTTTGGTGCAGGTTTTTTAGTGTTTTTTTACCAAAACATCGTAATAACAGCGCAAGACTTCAAAAAATATTGATTTAAAATATTGAAAATAAGATAATTAAAAGTTTTAATTATTCAGCTTCCCAAGCTGAGGGTCGTGGGTTCGAGCCCCATTGCCCGCTCCCTTAAAAACCAGTGAAATAGAGCATTTCGAGAGAGGTGCTCTATTTTTGTTTCTGCACTTTCAGCATAAAAAAGATATATTTGCGGCGCAAAACGTCGCAAAAACGACGTATAAAATTTCTCGCTATGGCCAGTCTAAAGTATTTCCTTCCTTACAAGAAATCTGATGGAACTATCCGGGTTAAAATCAAGATTCACCATAATGGGTTTAAGAGGGAGTTCTCAACAGGAATTTATGTTCTACCAACTGATTTGACCAGATCCGGAAAAATCAAATCACAAAATATCCTTGATGAGATTGAATCCGAATTGAAGGTATATCGGACACGGATAAGTGAATTAGGATATCGTGTAAACAAAATGGATATCGACCAAGTCATGGACTATATCCTGACACCAATGGAGGATGATATCGACTTTTTCAAATTTGCTGATCGATTAATTGAGAAAATGGAGAAGGAGGGAAGATTCGGGACAGCAAGGAATTACAAGTCTGCATTAAGTTCATTGAGTAATTTTCTAGGAAAGAGAAGACTTCCAATGAATCAACTTACTTCAAGGGTATTGTTTGACTATGCCGATAATTTGAAAAGTGCACAGAATAGGGCATTCAAAAATGAGAAAGTAAAAGTTGGTAACAGGGCAGTTTCATTGTATACCGGAATATTCAAGGCTATTCTAAATAAGGCTAAACTTGAATACAATGATGATGATATTGGTGTAACTCCAATAAGGGTAAACCCCTTTTTAAAGTTCAAGATTCCACCAGAAGATATCCCCAAGAAAAAGGCACTATCTGTATCTGATATTAAGAAAATCAGAAACTACACTCCAGAAACGAAAAGAGGCCAGCTTGCAAAAGACTGTTTTATGTTAAGTTTCTATCTGCTCGGAATTAACTCTGTTGACCTATATAATGGTGTGGAGGTTATTGAAGGAAGAATTACTTACGAACGTGCCAAAACCAGAACCAGGAGAAAGGATAATGCTGAAATTAGCGTAAAGGTTGAACCTGAGGCATTGGAATTACTGAAGAAGTATATGGAAAAAGACAAAACGCAGTTTCATAGTCTTTATTCAAGTGCGCTCAACTTCAATAAGGCAATTAACATTGGCTTGAAGGAAATTTCAAAACATACCGGAATATCAAATCTTATGTTTTATGCTGCCAGGCATAGTTGGGCTACAATCGCGGTCAATGATTTAGGAATTGACAAGTATGTGGTTCACCAAGCCTTAAATCATTCAGACGAAACGATGAAGGTTACTGATATGTATATCAAAAAAGATTGGACTCGTATCGATGAGGCTAATCGGAAAGTGTTGAATTTTTTGATTCATGACGCGTAGTCATTCTGCCTTGTCCTGTAAGTAGCCATCTGGGGCTAATATGATAATATCTCACAAGAGGCGCCAGCCATCTTACCTCAAACCAACCCCTTTCAGGATTCTTACGCTGCTTATTAAGATTCCATCTATCGATATCATAAAAATCACAATAGGTCTTTACTCCTCTTATATCACCCCTTTCAATGATGTGATCTAAGGCTTCAAAAAAACGCTCAATTATCTTAATGCTTTCTTCTGATTGCATTTTTAAAACTATCTTTTAGCGTTGTTATGAAACCAAATTTTTCAACAGTCTTAGCTGAATAATAAACAACCATGTTATATTGTTCGTCAAATTCCTCAATGTAAACAACATTGGTCGAGGCATCTAGTGTCAAGGCATCAATGTAATATAAGCCTGAGAGTTCAGTGTAACGCTTATATCTCTCATTAATGAATGTATTAAGTTCTTCTCCTTTTGACCTATCAACCAATACTGAAGAGGCTACAAGTTTATTTAACTCGTTAAATAGATAGATTTTCATTGGTGATGATGGATTGTCAACTAAATAACCAATACCTTCAATAGTCTCTGAATCTGGATCACCTTCCATTTCTATAACCTTAGATTTAACAAGTGACCAATCACAAATTGGTTCATCATAAAGGGTTGATTGCGGTGTAACAGTAACACTTAATATCGCCTTGCTTTGATCATTAGATACTTCTATGTTAGCTTCACCAATTCTACTTGCGGTAACAAGACCCGAAGGGTTAACAGTTGCTACAAACTCATTATTTGAAGAAAAGACAAGTGTTGCGTCTGGTACTACTGTTTGAATCTGAAATGAGTCAGAGGACTTTAAGTCAACATGGTTCTGAAAAAGTTGAACTTCAACAACTTTATCCTCATCTTTTTTGCATGATGTAAGCATGATTAATGCAATACTAATAAAAAATAATAAGTGCTTCATAATTAATTATTTTGATGTTACCAACTTGGTTTGATTTGTCCAAATTTTACCCTACATCTGCACATCCTACATTGCCTTCCTTCGGGACACTGAGTTTTTTTACCTCAACTTGAAGTTGTTCTATTGTTCGTTGTTGACTATTAACAGTCTCTGATAGGAACCTAATTGTTTCGATTAGATTCTTATAATCTGAATTCATATTTCCTTCAGTTGATGCCTCTGTTTTGGTCGCAGTGATAACTTTTCCCGCAACTTTTTCATCTAAAGAGTCAGATTTATTTATCATTTCTCCCTTACCCGTTAAAAGCCAATCTAAATTAAGCTGAGGATAATGTAAAGCAATGCTTTTTATTTTATCTGGTTGAATGGATACTCTAATTGCATTAACGTATCCATAACCAAGCCCAGCTTCCTTCTCAAAAGCTCTAACCGACTTTTCTTGGCTTTTTGCAAAAATTTTAAGCCTTTCTTTTACAGTCATTTAAAAAATATTTTCAAAAAATAATAAAGAATTGCTTTATAAAACTTGACTTTATATGAAGCAATGCTTTATATTTGTACCGAAAATAAAATTACTATGAAGCGAATATACAATAAAAGAGGGCGCAAAAGCAATTATGTAATCCCCGAAAACGAAAAATTGACATTCAGGGGTCAATACTTCTCCCTACCCAATAAAGCAGATAGCCCCAAAGCAAGGTTCATCAAGGAAATCGCACAGCTATGCCTCGTTTCTGAAACAACAGTTCGTTGCTGGATAGCCGGTGAGTATCGTCCTGATGCTCTGAAACAAAAACTGATTGCAGAAAAACTTCATCGTAAACCAGAAGAATTATTCCCAGCATGAGATTTGAAATCTACAATACACCTGATGGTGATATAATGGTTGCTCCTGTAGGAGAGGCTCACTTCAAACTCGAAGTGACACACCGGGACTTCATCACTAAGATGATTGAGATCATCAAGAATAACTATACCATTGCTTACAAAGCAGCTTGTGAAGCCTATAAAGCTTCAGCTGATGCCAGACATTATTATGAGTTCCTGATAGTGCGCCGGTTTCTAAAATGCAACTTCGGAGAGTTCGATAATGTGATGGACTTCGATAACGAACGCTTCAAGTTCGAATTCGTGAAGTGCCCGATGCGTGGTGAATGTAAGTATGACCAGATCATTTGTAACGCCAAATTCAATAGCTCACTCTCAGATCGCGAATTTCAGGTTATGAGGTTCTTCTACGAAGGTATGAATGAAAGCCAGATTGCAGACAAACTCTATATCAGCATTAACACGGTCCTGAACCATAAGAAAAGTGCCTTCCGAAAAACCGACTCCCATACCCTTGCTGAATTCATCACTTACGCTAAAAAGAACAACCTCTATGGAAATAGCTGAGAATAAACTTAGAAATATGCTTTCAGCAGCAGCCGAGCTGGGAGCATTATTGGCCTTAAAAAAGGCCGGTGTTTCCCATGCTGATGAGATAAGCCAACGGGAAGCATACCGGAGGTTTGGAGAAAGCCGGGTGAAGAAATGGCTTCATACAGGGCGTATCAGAAGATTAAAAGGAGGCGAACGTAACCACAAAGCAACTTACAGCCTTGCCGAACTGGAAACCATGTACAAAACCGAGACCCTATGAGACCCAAACAAACAATGAATAAAAGTATGCTAGCCAGTATCGTGGCTATCAAATGCAGCATACTAAAAAAGGATGCGGAGAAAGTGATTTCAGAAACCTTCTCAGTAATCAAATCTGAAGTACGTCAGGGAAGTAAAGTCCGGATTAACGGCTTCGGGGTTTTCGATACGGTCTGGCGCAAAAAGAAGGTAGGCATGGACATGAACAGACACAGAAGGGTTGAGATACCCGCTCATCGTATCCCAGTATTCCGATCAAGTAAAGTCTTCCGCAGGAAGATCAGTAATAACCTCAAATCTTAATCAAAATGCAAGCAACAATTCAACAGGAACGCACTTGTCGCTCATTATTCAATGAGTTCAGGAGTAAGTACAGTATTGATGAAGTGAAACAACATGCTCAACTTTCCAGACTGTATGACTACCTGGAAGAGAAATGCAGCATGGCCAATGGTCAATATGTCCATGAGCCTAATAAGAACCTTAAGGAACTTCTTGAAAAGTTTCTTGACTATAACCCACAAAAAAGCCCGCAGGCAAATTGCCCACGAGCTAAATCTTAATTCGAAAATGCCACACAAAAGTACACAACTTTTGAGGTCAAGTCAACACTTAGTTACCAACATTAAATCTTAATCAAAATGCCTATCTTAAAAAAAGAAGAAAGTCTCCCAAAAAGGCCAGTAGTAATTGTGCTTTACGGTGAGCCAGGAATCGGTAAAACGAGCCTGTTTAACACCTCCGATAATCCACTCTTGCTGGATTTCGACAGAGGAGTAGATCGCAGTATTAACCGCCAGGACACTCTACTTGTTAGCAAGTGGGAAGATGTTCAAGTCGAGGAAAAAGCCGGAACGTTTGCTAACTATTCAACAATTGGAATTGATACCGCTAAAGCCGCTCTGGACGATTTCCTGATGTCTTATGTTATCAGACAAGACTATGCAGCAGCCAAAAATAAACTCAAAGCTTATGGTGCCATCGGTGACGAGTTCAAGCTGTTTGTAAATAACCGTCGGGCAGACAATGCCGAGCTAGTAATCATCGCCCATGCGAAAGACGAAAAAGAGGGTGATGTTATCAAGAAGATTCCTGATGTTACCGGACAAAGCTACAATCTCCTGCTCCGGATAGCTGACCAGGTGGGTTATATGCGCACCATTAACAACAAGCGCTCAATTCAGTGGGAACCAACAGATACTACAATAGGAAAGAACGTTGCCAGGCTTCCAGTAACTGAAATACCTGACGAAACCGACAGTGCTTTCAGGACTTACATGTCGCAGATCATTGAGCGTGTAAAGGATGCCATCGCAACCATGAGTGAAGCCCAAAAGGAGGCCATGGAGAAAATGGCCATCTTCCAAGAGAGTATTGCAAGCTGTGAGGATCCTGAGGAGTTGACAGATATCCTAACCCTTGTAAGCGAAATGCCCCCAAGCTATTCAGCAGCCTTGCGTAAACTAATCTCTGAAAGAGCTAAGTCTTGTGGATTTATTGTAAATCATAAGACCAAAGCATTTGAACTTCCACCAGAGAAAACTGAGGACAAAGAACCAGTCGACCAAAAGAGCTCCCCCTCACCTACTCCACGGACACAGCAGGCACACCAACAAAAAATGAATGTGTGATGTACCGTTGCAGCGTAACCATAATTGAGAAGTTTAGGCGCTTCATGGACAATGTGAGCGACTGGGACACCGAAGCCGCCATTATTGAAGCTCTTACCGGTGAGTTTAAGGGCACTGATAAAACACGTCTGGGTTCAGCATTTCATAAGATCATAGAGCTCCCATATAAAGAAAATGGCTCTTTGGTGGTAGAGGGAATTAAGTTCCGTCCGGAACAGGCCAAACCCGCCATTGATTACCGAAACGCCCATCCAATAATGGTGCATGAAGTGCCAATCCGGAAAGTTTATTCAACCCGGCACATGGACATCACCATTACCGGCCGTGCTGATGGTGTGGAAGGATTGAACCTTCGCGATGCAAAATGCAAATTCAGCCATCCGGGATGGGGTGAGTACTATAATAGTTACCAATGGAGGATCTACATGGATATGTTCCAGAGCCAGTCCTTTTGGTATGACGTTTTTCAGGTGATAGGCTTCAAGAGCTTCAATCCTGATATGACTTTCGAGGGTGACATCGTCGCCCATGAGCCTTTTCCTTGCCTGCGCTATGAAGCCCTTGAATCTGATGTTCAGGGACTGATAGAAGAGTTCGGCAAGTTTATGACCATCAAAGGATACACAAAACATTTACACAAAATATCATGACAAAAATCGTTTTTTTCGACCTGGAGACAACAGGTCTTGACCCTAAAATTCACGGCATACATCAGTTGGGTGGATGCATCGAGATAAATGGAAAGGTAGTTCGGGAGTTTGACTTCAAAATAAAACCACCTTCAGGCATTCAGGTGGATGAAGGAGCTCTTAAAGTTGCCGGAATTACACTTGAAGATCTTAAGAGTTATCCAGCAGAAGATTTGGTTTTCGTTGCTTTCAAAAAGATGCTTGGAGAGTTTGTTGATAAATACGACAAGTACGATAAAGCTTTTCTGGCCGGCTGGAATAATGCTGCCTTTGATAACGCATTCCTAAGAGCTTTCTTTGAAAGAAATGGCGACCAGTACTTTGGAAGCTGGTTCTGGTCGAACCCTATTGATGTGATGATTCTCGCTTCTGAGTATCTCAAACGTGACAGAGCAACCCTCCCCAATTTCAAATTGGTAACAGTGGCGCAAAAACTTCTGCCTTTTGTTGACCCTGAAAAAGCCCATGATGCCAACTATGACATCGAAATGACCAGGAACATTTATCACTTAATCACAAACATTTAAAGCCATGGAAGAAGCAATAGCACAATTCACCTATCTACCCACCTCAAAAGCAGAAAGAGAAACCTTTGTACAGCTTTGTGTGGACGAAATAAAGAACGGACTTCGCAACCCATTAGACCTTGAGATCATGCTTAAGAATCTAGAGGAAACAGTTAATGCCATCCGGAAACATCCTGAGGTAAAAGAGCTTGTTCTGGAAGAAGCTGAGAAATTCTCCGAGAAGTCATTTGCATACAACGGTGTTTTGGTGACCAAAACCAGCCGTACCAACTACGACTATTCTGACTGTAATGACAGCATTCTGAGTGATCTCAAAGATCGGGAGAAAGAAATCAAACAAGGCATTAAGGAAAGGGAGAATTTCTTGAAAGGCATTAAGCCGGATATGGAGATAGCCGATGTAAAAACTGGAGAACTGCTTGCAGCACCTAAAACTACCTCGCTCGAATTCTTGACTATCAAACTACTATGAGAATCGACGCTGCAACGGTGATCACAGATGAGGACAGGTTTCTGCGGGTTAACATCTTACGTGCCCGCGGAAATCCTGACTCAGCTGTAACCAAAGCTGCAATCAGACACCTTGAACAATATTGTGAAATAAAAAATCTGCAACTATGCAAAGAACAATTAAAAAAGCAAAAATCAAAGGCAGAAGCCTTGAGGTTGAGCTCACAGAAACAGTCGAAACCGAAAACGGACCAGTCACAAATGAAGTTACTATGAAATGTGCTGGTATTGTGCATGACGACATGATTGATAGTTTTAACCGGTTAGTGCTTCACATGCTCCTGATATGTGACTTAAGGAAAGCTGAAAAGATCACAACAGAAACCTTTGAACTTGAAGACCTGGAAGAATTCAGTGACTACAATGTGAAAGGCTTTACAATAGCCGGAGAAGATGATAGTGAAGGTGTAGTAATTATCGGAAGCCGGAGGTTCAACAGCGGAAAAGTCTTAAATATCACAACACCCTTTACCCGGTTCACAGATGAAAATGACCCTTATCCTTATGAGGGTGAGCTATACAATGACTTGCAAGCCTGTATCTATGAGGTTGAGCAGTACCTGTATGAAGGCAAGTTTGCTGTGAAACAGCTTGACCTTGACTTCGATGATACCGATGGTCAGGAAGTCGAAAAAGAAGTCGCTTAGGAAGGTCACACTCCTTAATAATATACTCTAGTATTCATCAAAATAATAATCAAAAATGCAACAAATTCAGTACATCAAAACGAATCAGCTCCACGACAGTGGCATGAATCCCCGCAAGGAGTTTGATCAGGACAGTATTGACCAGTTGGCCGAAAGCATCAAGCAGGTTGGAATCCTTCAACCGATCATTGCCAGGCTGAACACTACTGTCAAGAAAAAGCAAATCCCAATCTATGAAGTCATCTGTGGTGCTCGAAGGTTATCTGCAGCTGCAATTGCCGAACTAGAAGAAGTACCGGTGATTGTAAGAGAACTTACGGATGAAGAAGCATTCGACCTGATGATAACAGAAAACCTCCAGAGAAAGGACGTGAGCCCTTTGGAAGAGGCAATTGCTTATCAAAGTCTTATCAATAAGGGGACATACGATGTTGGCAGCCTGAGTATTCGCTTTGGCAAGTCAGAATCCTACATCAGGCATCGTATAAAACTCAATGATCTGATAAGTGAGTTTAAAGATTTACTCCGGAAAGAAGTTATCAACCTTTCTGCAGCACTTGAGATTGCAAAACTGAATCAGGATAACCAGATTGATCTATTCAATGAGAAATACATCGATAGGGAAAAGTTTTCGTACTGGCAGGCACCATCCTTAAAGGAACTCAAACGCTACATTGACAATAACTACATGCTTAATCTATCTGAAGCACCTTTTAGTCTTGAAGATAGTACACTTGGCCCGTTTGGTTCTTGTATAGGCTGCCAGTTCAACACAGCATCAGAGACGCTTTTGTTTCCAGACTCCCCGGAACATGGAAAATGTATCAATATTGCCTGTTTCAAGGAGAAAAAGAACAAGCACTTCGAAAGCGAAATACAACGTGTTCAGGATGATGAACCTGATGTGGTTATTGGAATGCCTTCATTCATATATGGCGAAGATGAAAGTCGTGTAAAGGAACTCAAAAAGCAAGGTGTTCCAATAGTCGAAATGAGTTGGAAAAATGGGTTTCAATCAATTTATAAACCTGAGCCTCCTAAGCAACCAGACCCAGGTGACTATGAAGATCCGGAAGATTATTCAGCTGTCATGGAGGATTACAATGAGGAGCTTAAGGAGTATGAAAATGATCTTAAAGAGTACAATGAAAAAATTGCCTCAGGTACAATGCGGAAGGTGTTTATGGCTGCTGGAAGTGATAAAGGGAAGATATTGTATTATGAGGCTGTCGGTAGCAGAGCTGATGGAATCGAAGTAGAATCGGGAGCAGAAATCGGAATCAAAGAACAAATTAAGGAACTCGAAGCAAAGGAAAAGCGCAATGCAGAAATAGCTTTTGAAAAGACCTATACGGACGCGAAAGAGCTTCTATCAACCAATGTATATTCAAATATTGAGCGGGAATTGACTCCCCTTGAGTGGAGGGCAGTATACATTGTTCTACTGGATAGTATTGGTCTTGTCCCCCTTAAAGATAAACTGACGCCAAAGGGAATTGGATACATCGATAGCAAGCAAAAAGGCAAGATTGTAGCTAATCTTGACATCAATCAAATCAATCGACTATTCCGTGCCTTTCTACAGAACAAACTGGACACTTCAGCTCCTACCTACTACATCAGTGAATCCCAATCCCTCATTGAGATTGCAAAAGAATGCTTTCCGGAACAAGTCAAGGAAATAGAACTAAAGCACCAGGGAGTTTACCTCAAGAGAAAAGAGGGTATTGAAAAGAAAATTAAGGAACTATCAAAGTAATTCATCATGGAACTAAATTCAGAATTAGACAGGTTAAAAGCAAAATTAGAAAGGTTAGAACCTGAGGTTGAACGACTGATGAAATATGATGAAATTCAGTCAGAACTTGAAAGAGCCGAAAAGAAGCACCCTAATTTTCCAAAGGACATGTTTCAGCAGCTTGCAATAATGCAGGAAGAGGCTGGAGAAGTTACAAAGGCTGTTCTCCATTACCATTTTGAAAACGGCAACTCTTATGACATAAGAGAGGAGCTCGTTCAAACCGCTGCCATGTGTATGCGAATGCTTCAAGAATTACCTGAATAGATCATGAAACACTCCTGGACAGGTAGCGAATTAAGGTATCTCAAGAGCAGATATCCACACATCAGCACAGCTGTAATAGCTGAGTTTTTTGGGGTAACTGTTTCTGCAGTTTACCAACAAGCACAGTCGATGGGAATCAAAAAATCAGAAGCTTTTCTTCAAAGTGAGAAGTCTGGCCGACTGAATACAAAGCTTGCTGATATTGGTAAACCCTTCCGGTTCAAGAAAGGGCACACTCCTGCCAACAAAGGGAAGAAGATGTCGAAGGAGTTACGTGAACGTGTTAAACACACCTGGTTCAAAAAAGGCCATGAACCACATAACACAAAGCATGACGGTTATGTATCAGTTCGAAAAGATTCGCATGGTCGTCCATATGCTCATATTCGGATATCCAAAGGCAAGTTTGAGTTGCTACACAGGCATATCTGGGAGCAGCATAACGGTCCGGTTCCGGAAGGACAGATAGTGACTTTTATAAATGGTGACACTTCCGATTTCCGCATCGAGAACCTTGAACTCATAACACGCGAAGAAAACATGCTTCGCAACACCCGGCACAATTATCCGCAAGACTTACAGCAAGCCATTATGGCATTAAACAAACTTAAAAAAGCAATTAAAGACTATGGCAAAGAATGATCTAACAGCACTTCGTGACCATATGTTTGAGGTCATAGAAAGATTAAAGTCAAATAATGATCCTGATGCTTCAGAATGTGAAAAACTGGACACTGAAACAGCAAAAGCTATCACAAACGCTGCACAAACAATTGTCCACTCGGCAAAAATTGAGATCGATTTTCTCAAGATCATAGCAAAAGGTGACAATATTCAGGGAGTAGTAGATGCTGCAGAAAAGACAAGATTCTTAAGTCCTAAGGTTAATGGATCCCAAAGTTAAGAGACGATATAACCTTACCTATCGTGCAAGGAAAAAAGGCATCAGGGTTGACGGTTACCGGCACAGGATTATCCTGGCATTTGAGGATATCAGCAAGCTTGTTCTGGTTCCGGAAGCCATTAGCCTGATAAAAGAGTATCAATTTCAAATCAAACAAGATTCACAATTAAAAATCCAATTTTAATGAAACCTGCTCAAAAAATCAAAGAACGTTTGGTTCGCACTCAACAGGAAATCATACGGATAAGTGTAATTATCAACGAAAATCCTGAGATGGAAAATGAAAAGTATGACCGAACTTCTGATTTGGAATATAGTTGGACTTGGAAGCAAGCATTGACCGCTCATGTAGCTGAAAAACACGCTTATGAGTGGGTATTACAGAATTAATTAAACAAAGCTCAAATAAACATTAATCATGAAACAAGAATCTTTCAAAACCTGGGCACTGGTCGAATTGTTTGGCCACACCCGAATAGCAGGCGAAGTAACAGAACAAACTATTGCCGGCGGCGCTATGGTGCGAATTGACGTGCCTGAAACAGAAAAAAGCCCAGCCTTTACCAGGATAGTAAACGTGCAAGCAGTATATGCTATCAATCCGATAACAGAAGATATGGCTAAAACTATAGCCTCTCAGCTGGAAATAAAACCAATTCAGATATGGGACATTAAGGATTATGTGGAGAAAAACAAAAAGGTACTCACCTCAGGGCGAGAGTTTGATGATGATTTCACAGACCTACCAATGTAGCTATGTATATCACCGAAAAAGGCAATTTCTTTAGTATCCAGTTCAGGTATGCTCCTTACCTTGTTGCGGCAGTGAAAGAGCTTACTGGTCGGAGGTTTGACCCAGTCAACAAAAGCTGGCTGGTTCCCAAACAGCATGAGGAGGATGTTCGCGAGTTTGCCAGGAAGTATAAGTTTACATGGGGAGAATTCATAGAGGATGAAAGAGTTGGTGAGCTCCCGGAAATGCCACAACTTGACAAAGATCTCCAGCTTAAGCTAACGCTTTTCCCCTATCAGGCACAAGGGGTTGCCTATGCCCTTCAAAAGAAAAGACTGATTATAGGTGACCAGCCTGGTCTTGGCAAGACGGCACAGGCAATCGCAACAATTACCGCAGCAAAAGCATTTCCTTGTCTGGTTATTGCTCCTTCATCGCTTAAGATAAACTGGCAGCGTGAATGGCGTATGTGGACAGATCACAAAGCAATCATCCTGAATGATGATGTAAAACACAACTTTCACCTCTACCACAGCTCTGGACTGGTAGATGTTTTCATCGTGAACTATGAGAGCTTGAAGAAGTACTTTGTTCAGAGTATCAATGTTCCGGAAGGAGTAAAACTAAGGCTCAATCATGTAAAGTTCAAGGAGCATCTTACCGGCATGTTCAAGAGCGTGATTATTGACGAATCACACAGGGTAAAGTCAACAGCAACCCAACAAACTAAGTTCACTAAAGGAATAGCAGCAGGGAAGGAATACATTCTTGCACTCACCGGTACTCCGGTAATAAACAAGCCCAAAGATTTGATCGCGCAGCTGGGGATTATAGAGCAGATGCCACGATTTGGAGGGTTCCAAAAGTTCACTAAGAGATACTGTAGCGGTCCGAGAGAAGCTTCAAATCTTAGAGAGCTTAACTATATGCTCAACCTCAATTGCTTTTACAGGAGAGATAAACAAGATGTCTTGAAAGACCTCCCAGCCAAGATGCGCCAGGTGGCCATGTGTAATATTGCCACGCGAAGGGAATATGAGGATGCTGAAAGAAACCTGATCAAATACCTCAGACAGTACAAAGATGCAGACGATGAACAAGTGGCAAGGGCGATGCGTGGCCAGGTGATGGTGCAGATTGGAATTCTGAAAAACATATCCGCCAGAGGCAAGCTGAAAGACGTGTACGAGTTTATTGACGATATCCTTGAATCAGGAGAGAAGCTTGTTGTTTTTGCGCATCTCAAGGAGGTTATTCAGGCAATACACAAGCACTATCCAGAGGCTGTAACAATCACCGGAAGCGATGATCAAAATGCCAGACAGCACTCAGTTGATAGTTTTCAGAATAATCCGGACACAAAACTTATCATTTGCTCAATCAAAGCCGCCGGTGTTGGCTTAACGCTCACTGCCTCCTCCAGGGTTGCATTTGTGGAACTCCCCTGGACAGCTGCTGACTGTGACCAGTGCGAGGACAGGTGTCACCGCATCGGCCAGCAAGATTCTGTGACATGCACTTACTTCCTCGGGGAAGATACTATCGATGAAGAGATCTACAAGATCATTCAGACTAAACGTGAAATTGCAGCTACTGTGACCGGAGCCACTGAACAGGTGGAAGAGGATATAGTAAACATGGTAGCTGACCTGTTCAACCAAAAATCAAATCAAGATGAACCTGTTAACTAAAATCCTTATTGGTATTGCATTGATCATTACAGCCTTTCCTTTTGCCCTCTATGGGTTGTACATTATTCGACAAGGCTTAGAGCTTAAGAAATGGAGAGAAGGGCTTGTAAAGGGAATGAGTGTAATTGTTGATGACGGCAGAAACATTTTCAAAGGGCGCATCCTTGGAGTAAGACCGGGTTGGGTAAGGATAGAAACACTTGACGGGAGATCTGCCGGTTTTTCAATAAAGGTTATTTATCCGGTAAACTTTTTCAGAGACTATGAAAGCTACGATACTAAGGATAACGGTAGTGCAATTTGAACCGTTCAAGATCTTAAGGAATGAACCAGTCTGTAAAGTGGTTGAAGATGTGGAAGCCTTCAGACGTAAGGTTGCGGAAGACTATAGTTCGAAATCAAAAATATCAGTTGACCTAACAATAAAAGAGTAAAATATGGCCAGACCACAGAAACTTGGACTTGAGTATTTCCCACTTGATGTGGACATCTTTGATGATGAGAAGGTCATACCAATATCAGCTGAATACGGCAACAAAGGAGAGCTAATCCTTATCCGGGTTCTCTGTGCGATATACCGTAATGGATATTTCATAGAGCGGTCGGATTCCCTGTATTTCAAAATTGCCAAACAGGCAGGGGTGAGCCATGCGCTTGTAACAGATGTAATATCCGGGTTAGTCCGATGGGGGTTCTTTAATAAATCCCTGTTTGATTCGGTCGGTATTCTGACAAGTAAAGGTATTCAGAAAAGGTGGAAAGAAGCTGTCCGCAGAAGGGTTATTGATACAACTGATTTAGCTTACTGGATTGCTGATGAAAATGAAAATGATGAGTTTCTGACGTCAGAAACCCCTCAATCTGACAACAGAAACCCCGCTAAAGTGGTCAATCTGACGTCAGAAATGCAACAAAGTAAAGTAAAAGAAAGTAAAGTAGATAATAACCCCTTACCCCAAATGGGGGAATCCGAATCTTTAAAAACTGATTTAAAAAAAATTGTCGATCACTACAACCAGGTCTGCAAACGAATGCCACGGGTAACAACCCTGAGTGATGCCAGGAAAAAGGCAATCAAGAACAGGGTAAAGCAATACGGGGAATCGAAAGTGCTTGAAATGTTTGACCTGGCTGCCGCGAGTGAATTTCTTAACGGCAACAATGGCCATGAATGGACGGCTAACCTTGACTGGCTTTTAAAGCCTTCCAACTTTGTCAAAGTGATCGATGGGAATTACAAAAACATTAGAAGCAATGGAAAACATAAAGCATCTGATCCCCGGGCATCTGTCTCAGGGTATCAGGAAAAACTTTAATACCTTACCGCAGTTAAGCCAGGAAGAAGAACAACGGGCTTTGAATGCTGAAAGGCGCCGACGAGCGATGAGGCTTGGTCTGGAAGATCTTAAAATCCCATTAAGCGAATCCAAACGGGCAGAAGTATTACTTAAAGCCAGGATTCAAAAGGATTCTGACATTAAAGCTTCGGCCTATTGGGACAAAGTCGATAATTCCTCAAAACCACTTAAGCATACCGCTGAAGATCTCTTTGATATATTTCTCCGGAAGGCTGACTTCCTGGTGCAGAAAACAGGCCGTGATGCCTTTGTTCTGGACGAGTTCAATACGCAGATCATCAAACGGCTTTGCCTATATTTTGCCGATGATCCCCGAAGTGAGAAGTTTGGGCTTGACCGCAAAAAGGGACTGCTGCTCATGGGGTTTACCGGGTGTGGAAAGACTATGATCATGAAGGCATTTGCTACAAACATGCTCAAATCCTACCGGATGATGAGAACAGTAGACATTTCTTATGACTTCGTGGAATATGGGCTTTCTGTTATCAGAAACCATGGGGTTGAACTGACAATACCGGCAGACCCTTATGGTCATACCTCGGCAGGTGTCTGCTATGATGATCTGGGTAACGAGGATGAAAGGCGCCGGTTTGGGGATAAAGTCAACGTACTGGCAGATATTATCAGTCGAAGGTATGATATGTTGCCTTACAATATGACGCACGTAACTACAAATCTCTCTCCCAAGAACATCGAGGAGATTTACGGGCTTAGAATCCGAAGCCGGATGGCCGAGATGTTTAACCCAGTGCCATTTAGTGACGAGTCACCAGACAGAAGGAGGGTGTGATGCGATCAATGGAGAGTAAATTACAGGAGGCATGCTTTACCTGGTTCAAACTGCAATATCCACAGCTGGAGAAGATGTTTTATGCAATTCCCAACGGTGGTTCCAGGTCGAAGAAAGCAGTAACCAATAAAGCCGGTAAAACGGTTTATGTGAGCCTGGAAGGTAAGCGCATGAAAGCAGAAGGTGTAAAGGCTGGCGTGTCAGATACGTTCCTGTCAGTGCCCCGGAAAGGCTTCCATGGCCTTTACATAGAGTTCAAGTGGGGTAAAAACACTTTGTCTGCTGAACAGGAAGCTTTTATTCTCATTGCAAAGCAATTTGGATATGCAACTGCAATAGTATATTCATTCGATGAATTTGTTGAAACAATTAACAAGTATTTGAGCTATGGTTAGTCCATATGTTTTTCCGGCAGTGGAGGATCCTGAGTTCTTGAAAACTTATCAAAAGACCAGGTTGAAGGAATTGATCATTAGTGTAGTGTGCCAGGCCTATGAAGTGACTTTTGAGCAGATCAATGTACGCAGTCGCAAACGTGAGCTTGTTGAACCCCGGCAGATCATTATGACTTTGCTTGTCGTTCTTGCTGGATATTCTACCACAACAGCTGGAGCAATTTTCGAGAGAGACCATGCCACTGTTCTAAGCTCCAAGAAAAACGTTAGCTCCCTGCTCGATACAAGTAAAGAGTTCCGGATGAGATTCATTAGGATACTCAGGGAGATAGGAGTGAGTTCGGAGGATGTAGAGAGGGTGTTGAAGAGGGTTGGGCTGATTAATACGAATAATAGAATTATTTGCTAATCATTAACATTTGAGTTAATTTTGCACCGTAACCACTTATAATAGATACATGTTAGATAAAGAATTCCAGTTTTATCTTGATAATCAAGAGAAACTGATTGAGAAGTTCAATGGCAAATACATTGTTATCATCGACGAGGCAGTGGTGGGTTCTTATGATGATGAGAAACAGGCTTATTTCGAATCAATGAAATCCTATGAACCTGGAACATTTCTTATACAATACTGCGAACCCGGTACTGATTCCTATACCCAAGTGTTTCATTCACGAGTGACATTTGCCTAATGAATCCTGATTATAATGCTTTTACGATCGCTAGTAAAAATGGCCTTTTAAGGACTCTTAATACAGATTGTGGTATCAGCGTGGCGTTTGCACCAGGACCTTTTGACGAATCTTTAATAAAATCTTATACCGCACTATGGGATACTGGTGCAACTAGTACTGTGATTACTAAAAAGGTTGCAACGGACCTTGGTCTAAAACCAATTGGAAAAACTCAGGTCTCCCATGCAGATGGAAAAAGTACAGTTAATGTATATGCTGTTAATGTCTATTTACCAAATAGTGTTGCATTCTCATTAGTCAAAGTCACAGAAGGAATTCTATCGGGGTTTGATGTGTTAATTGGAATGGATATTATAAGTCAAGGTGACTTTGCTATCTCAAATTATAATGGAAAGACAAAGTTCTCATTCAGAATGCCTTCAGTTGCAGATGTTGATTTTGTTGCTGATTATAATTCGAAAGTACCAATCGTAGCAGAGCATAAAATTGGCCGAAATGCGCCATGTACTTGTGGAAGTAGAAAAAAATACAAGCACTGCTGTGGAAAAAAAGCAAGTTAGAGATTGAAAGGACTCTTACAAATTACTTTTCAAACTTATACCTAATCTTTTCAGCTGAATCAAAGTGGCCTCTATCAATTTCTGTAATAATCTCATGAGACCTTCTGCAAATTGAAACTAGTGTGAACAATGGTTCATATTGTCTACTATCTAAATACCATAAATGAATCAAAGGAATTAGGATTCTACAAACAAGCTTATAGGTCGTAAATCAAATTGATTTATTATATGCAATAATCATTTGTAAAGGGGCTTAAAAAATGTGCAATACACTAAAATTCTGAATTTGTAATCAATACAACTCTGAAGTTCTAATATGATATAAAAACAATACCATCACCTGAAACTATTAACATATTTTCATCTCCAATAAATACACTCAGATCTCCAATTTCAATCAATCTTTGATGATTTGTAATTGCAATCCTTCTTCCATTTTGACCTTCTGACCAAGTGCTATTGGGAGGCAGGGGTATTCTCCTTCCATCTGCGCCTTCAGTCCAAGACCAATTCTGAGGTAAAGGAACTCTGTGTCCGTCATTTCCCTCAGTCCAAGACCAACCACGTACTAATGGGATTCGTTGACCACTTTGGCCTTCTGTCCAAGTCCAACCTCGTGGCAATGGAACTCTTTGTCCATTTTGACCTTCTGTCCAAGTCCAACCTCGTGGCAATAGAACTCTTTGTCCATTTTGACCTTCTGTCCATGTAGGCATAATTTCAGTTTTTAATTAATAAAATGAATAAATAATTCAATCTCAATCCCCTCCATGCTGGAAACACCTTCCATTGGGGCTATATGTTTTCCTTTTACAGGGTGTTTCATTTATAATTTTTCACTTCGACTTTTCATTACAATCATACGGAAACCAAAGCATCTGACTCAAACCAAGAAACTCAAAGTAAAAGCGATTTACGGCAGCATTATCTTGGTCAAGGCACGCCTTTTTGTTGAAGCAGATCAACTCGATCGGCGCTCCGTTATGTTCTATCATAGCAACCCTTACGCCTTCTGAAGGCGGATTTGGCTTTGCGATAATGTGTAGGTCATGACTCTCAAGCTCAAAATCCAGGTCATCTACCTCAAAAGCGATATGAGGCACTTTTTTCACAAGCTCATGCACAGGGCTGTCCGCTTCAAACCGCATCCATTCAATGCCATAAGGGCTGGTATCAAAGCCTGAAACGTAAAACTTAAGCTGGGGGATATACCGCTCTCCCTCGAGAACTTTGTCTGTCGGTATGCCTATATGGTGATATTTCCAGCCCCACTCCGACATTGCTTTTGGGGGCTCCATATCTTGTCTTATTTCTTGCATTACTAAGTCTGTCATTCTTTATAACTATGGCCGCTCATTCGTGCTGACCGTATTCTGCTTCTGATTGTGTTTTTTCTTTAAAAGCTTCATAGTCGGCATCGGCTTTCCGGATGTGATTCTCCCACCAGCAAATCAAAAAATTGATAACCTTCTTAGGGTCTATTTCCATATGATTCATAAAGTCAACGTTAAACATAGTGACTTTGTAAATGTATTTTCGGTGTGACTTCCGGTGCTCGTCAATATCCGGATAGGAGAGCCTTTTCATATAAGCTTCTTCTTTCTTGAAGTGCTTAAAGGAATAGTCCGTCATTTCGCTGAGAATTCTCCCAAACTCCAATCGGTATCTTACGGGATCTTCCATATTAATCAGCCTGTTGATTAATTCAATTATTGTGCAGTGGTCATCATCTATCTTGGCATTACCGATTGAATATTCTTTTGACCATTCCATTCGCTTATGTTCCATACTCAAAAAACTTTAAACCTTACTCAATTCATTTTCAATCTCACATATAGCTGTGAATTTACTCTCCTTTCTCTGTTTTTGACATTGTTTAATTTTACAATAGCAAGGGAGGTTACAGTTTAAGAGCCATTTCAGCGCTCCCTCCTCCGAAGAAAATATGTTAACGGTAAGTCCTGCCTCTCTTTCTGCATGATGCTTAAAAAGAACGCAAAGAGCAACCGTGTATGGATCGTTTGTGACTATAGCTTCTCTTTTGCCAATGAGCGTTTGTCGATGCTTTCTCAGGAATTTTTTAGCAATCTCAAGGTCATCTATCNATCAAATCTGGCATTGCCATAGTTAGAGATCAGATCGTATTTATTTTCCCTGAAAACCTTCAGGTGCATAAAGGTATTCCATGCGTTTCCAAGTTCTTTAGGAGTGACAGTGCCTTTATACTCGTGGACAACGACGCCCAAGTTGTCAATAATGTCTAATGATAGCATAATATATCAATCAACCTATTAAATCCTTAAAATTAACTATGTAAATACCAGTAAAATGGTCAAAAGAGTGGGTTAGTTGTGTTTGCCCTGATAAAATACTGGGACAAAATAAAGCAGTTTGGTTTGGTATCTCATGCCAAAAATAGTAAAACTTTCTTCAAATCAAAATGATATTTCTACTTTCTATTTTAATGTTGGAATTCTTCAACCCTCATCCTGCAATTTTCAATATTGCAATGGCACGAGTATTTACAATTTATCAGCCATTTTAATGCGGCCTTTTCGGTTGAAAAAATCCTTATCTGCATCCCGGCACATTCCATGGCATACCTTTCAAATAACTGACACATGGCAGAGGTATAGGGATCGCTTGTGATAATAGCCTCTTTCTTGCCATTTAGCGTTTCTCTGTTATGTGTAAAAAATTCACGTGCTCGCTTTATCTCATCTGTTAAGCTCACGAGTTTACCATCCCTAAAATCAGACAAAAGATCATATCCATGAAACCTAAAGGATTTCATTTCAAGGATAGTAAGCCAGGCGTTTTTTAAATCCCTTTGTTTGATCTCACCACTTTGTTTTTGAATGATGATTCCAATATCATGATTTATATCTAAAGACAACATTCTATTACAGCTACAGCAATTATTTTTGAATAAAAACAAGTGTTGTTTAAAGCAAACCAGCTCAAATAAAATTGGAAATACTTGTTTGTTCTATTAGCTAAAGACTCTTGGTTTTGGAGTCCTCCCAAAATTCAGCTGCAAAAATACTCATCTTTATTATGGGCTGTCAAGTAGTTATGAAAACTTTAACATTTTCAGGCACTTAATCTTTCGCTATTCCGCCTGGTTATCTTACCCAAAGTTGACTGCTATATTTATTGCACTATTTTCTTTACACCATGCAAGGTGGATGTCATGTTTCCCGGTTTATCACCTTCTTATTTGCTCTAAAACGATCAAAAATGCACGATTTGTGTCAAAAAACAGGGCTTTTTTTGGGTTTTTTTGACAGTTTGTGTATTTCCGAAGACCTTATTTGACAAAAATATTTCAAAATAACTATACTGATAATCACGATTAATTTAGACCTTTTGCCGCGATGCCTATTGAGTTCATTGAACTCACAACCTTTTCTCTCTAATTTTACAGCTTTAACATATAAAAAGCATGAAAGAGACAGGTTTTCTTCTACTCGCGGGCTACTTCATTGTGATGCTCGTACTATTCAGACTGGTGCGTTCCAGCGCACGAACTAAATTAGGCTTCCTGCTTGCTGATCGTAAGATGGGCTGGATAACAGCAGCCTTTTCACTCGCGGCAACATGGGTTTGGGCTCCTTCCTTATTCGTTGCCTCAGAGAAAGCTTATACAAGTGGATGGGTAGGTGTGTTCTGGTTCACTGTACCGAATGTGCTTACCCTTGTGATGTTTGCGTATTTCGCTTCATGGATGCGTAACAAGTACCCCTATGGATGGACGTTCTCCGATTATATCCGGGAGAACTTCAGTAACAGAACCCATAACCTTTACCTTACTGAGAGCTTTGGATTGCAGATCCTCAGCTTTGCAGTACAACTACTTGCTGGTGCAACGATCATGCACAAGATCAGCGGCATGAACTTCTTTGTCACTACCATATTCCTGGCACTGATACCCCTCACATATTCTATCAGTAAAGGTATCAAGGCAAGTATGGTAACAGACTACTGGCAGATGCTCTGGATAGTGATAGTACTACTCTTAGGTCTGCCTTTTATGTTTTTAAATGGTGGAGGTGTTGATAATCTGGTCAATGGTATAACCGGTGTTTCCGGCGACATAACAGGTATGTTTAGCGGTAATGGTTTAGCGGTCACTCTTGCCTTTGGTATTCCTACAACGATAGGTTTGCTCTCAGGAACCTTCGGAGACCAGATGTTCTGGCAAAGGATCTTCTCTGTAAAGAAAAACCATGTTAAGAGGTCGATGCTTTTAGCAGCTGGCATATTTGCCCTTGTACCGGTTTCTCTGGCCGTTTTCGGCTTTTTTGCTGCCGGAAACGGGTTGGAGGTTGCCGACACACAACTGGTCAATGTAGCGGCTGTTAAAGCCTTTGCACCTAAATGGTTTCTCTGGGTGTTCATGATTATGATACTTTCCGGACTCATCAGTACTGTTGACAGTATCATTTGCGCCGTATCTTCTGTATGTGGCCATGACTTACCCAACCGTATCAAATGGCTTAAAAAGCACAGGCCAGTAGATATTGCACGTGCCGGTATGCTTGCCGTGGCTATCCTTGCTGTGGCCATTGCCAATATCCCTGGTCTTAAAATCCTTCACTTGTTTTTGATCTACGGTACACTGAGAGCTTCAGTAATGCTCCCGACTGCCTTTGCTATTCGAGGTATAAAGATGAGTGAAAAAGGTTTGTTCTATGGCTTATTGACAAGTATGGTAATAGGCCTTCCGGTTTTTGCTGTTGGCAAGTTCTCAGGAGATACTTTACTTATCGTCTCCGGTTCGCTGTTTACTATACTGGCCTCGGGGATTATTTCAGTATCTGTAAAAGACAAACAACTCAAACATTCTTAACCCTCATGCTCGATCCTCAACTACATCAGTCCAAGCCCGAACAGGAAATTAGGATACAGGCGCAGAAGGAGTACAAGCTTCTGGGGCGCATCAAGATCAATCGTGGCCACTCCCTCTTTGCCTTTAACGTAAAGACAGCAACGCTGAAAAAAGTGGAGCTGAAGAAAGATGTTATCCTGACAACCAAAGGTGACAAGGTCAAAAGATCAAAGGTATTCCAAGAGCCTGACACGATCTACATAGCTGCTCTCAATGCCAAGAATGCACTCAAAAAAATCATTAAACACTACAATAACTCTAAAAACCAAAACCATGAAAAAGTTTAGTATCATTCTCATTTTCCTTTTAGCCTCTCTCGGCTTATCCGCTCAGGTGTACGATGGTATCACCCAGCCCACGGTATTCAGATATTGGATGCCAGTGAACGTATCTGTAAATAACCCGGATAACGTAAGTGCTGCTCCCTTTGTGGGGGTGAAAGCAACTCTCGCAGACTGGGTATCACTCACTCCGGTAGTTCAGTATAACATCAATCAGGAGACTACCACTCCCCAGCTGTGGCTTAACCTCAACTACAAGCAGAAGTATTACCTTTTGATGAGAACTGTCTACAACCTGAATACCGGCAAGATGAGTGAAACACTTTCAGGAACGGCAAAGCTAGGTAGCTATATGGTTGATTTCACCTGGTACAATTTCTTCCGGAATGACAAATTCCTTCAATCCGACAGGCTTCAATTTGTAGCTGGTTATGCTTCCGGAAGGATAATCTTTAATGCTGGTTATGCCTTTCGCATGCATCCGGGACTGGTAACCAACCTAAGGTTTAAAATGACAAAGCTATCCTGGCTACAGCTCCGCTATGATACCGGGACAGACCAATTAAGTATCTCAACAGCAATACACCTTTAAATGGAAAAGATTATCCTTCCGGGCAGAAAGCAAACGGCCAGAAACGAAGACTTTATCCGGCTGTGGGATAACATCGAAAAGGTTATCTCAAGGGATGAGTGTGAGCGTATGGTTTATGAGGCTGCTATGGACATTAAATCAAAAGTCCATGGTAAGAGAGCTGGCTATGCCTGGTCAGGAGGAAAAGACAGTATTGCACTGCAAGTGGTTTGTGAGCTGGCAGGAATTCATCTCTCTGTTATAGGCTTATCCAGAGAGATAGAGTACCCGCATTACCTAAGGTGGATCGATAACAATAAACCCTCTGGCTGTATCTCGTGGGATGCCGGTATTGGTTATGACTGGTTGGTAAAACATCCTCACATGGTCTTTCCGGAGTCCTCAGAGCTCATGGCGAAATGGTATGCACTCATTCAGCATCAGGCACAGGCATGCTTCTATCAGGATGCCAAGTTGGATGTCATTCTTCTTGGACGAAGGACACAGGACGGCAACTATACCGGTGGACGGGGAACAAATATCTATACAAATAGCAATGGCGTAACGAGGTTTTCTCCTATCGCACACTGGAAGCATGAGCATGTTCTTGCGGCCTGTCACTACTTCAAAAACAGAAACCTTCCTCCAATCTATAATGATCCCGAAGGATGGCTAAGTGGTACCGGTGTATGGCCGGTGCAGACTTCCATCGAGGGCAGAGAACGTTCCTGGGAGATGCTTTATCAGATCAGCCCACAAACACTTGAGAAAGCAGCAAATTATTTTACCGAAGCACGTCAAATACTTGAAAAATATGGCAAATAAAGTTAAACATGAAGATAAGGTTCTGGAATTATCTATACTGAAGAACCATCCGGAGAATCCAAACATACATACCAAAGAGCAGATTGATGCCCTGGTAAAGAGCATGGATCGATACGGCCAGTATTACCCAATCATATGCGATGAGAACTACCTGGTTCTATGTGGCCATGGTAAGAAGATGGCTCTGGAACAAATGGGAGAAAAGAAAGCCAAAGTCACCGTGATAAAAGGATTGAGTGATAAACAGAAAATGAAACTTTTGCTTGAGGATAACAAGATTCAAAGCATGAGTTACGTGAACTTCTCCCAAGTGGAAAAGATCGTGAAGGAGATAGCCGAATTCGATATTATTGGGTTTTCCAATGACTACCTGGACACAATCCTGAATGAGATAAGTCCTGATAATATGGGAGTAGATTTCACCAAACCGGCAGCCAGGAATGAATCCTACTCTCAAGAAGATGAAAACACACAGAGGAACGAGCTTGATGAGATTGATGCCGGGATGCAAAGGGCTGCTACGATACTCTGTCCTCATTGTGGAAAAGAAATAACAATCTAGCCATGGAGAAAGACCTGTTCAAACCTTTACGGGAGATGCAGTTTATTGATCGGGATCTGATCAAACCGAATGACTATAACCCAAACAAGGTTCTGGAAAAGAACCTTAAACTGCTTATGCAGTCTATTCTTACCAATGGGTTCTGCTTCCCAATTGTGATACGTCCGGACTATACTATCATTGATGGCTTTCACAGGTGGCTTGTCTCCGGACGTGAGCCGCTAAAGAGCTTACTTCATAACCAGATTCCGGTGGTTGTGGTTGCTCATGAGGATGAGTCCAAGAATATGTACGGTACAGTAACTTTCAACAGGGCGCGTGGAACACACCTGCTTGAGCCAATGGAGAACATTGTCAAAACACTTCTGGACAAAGGAAAGACTGTTGATGAGATTTCCAAAGAGATAGGCATGAGCCGTGAGGAGATCTTCCGGCTGTCAAAGATCGACCGGGAGTCATTTCTTAACCTGGTGATAAAACGCCAGGGCTTTAACAAGGCAGAGGTAAGGAGGAAATACAAATGAAAGTAAAGGCATACGATTTCGATGTGGTGACAGCTGCAGAAAGAAGGGTTCTCGAAACCTTTAACAAGCATGCTTATGCAATTCTTTCCTTTTCCGGAGGTAAGGACAGTATTGTAATGGGTGATATCATCATTAAGACCATGCAGAAATACAGTATTGCCTTTAACCGTCTGATAGTGGTTTTCTTCGATGAAGAAGGTGTGTACCCTGACTTTGAGCAGATGGTTCTACAATGGAGGGCAAAGTTCCTGAGCCTTGGAGCAAAGTTCTACTGGTTCTGTCTCCCGATCAAGCATTACAACTGCGTAAACAGACTGGAGAACGATGAGAGCTTCATCTGCTGGGAACCTGGCAAAGAGGATGTATGGATTAAACCCATGCCAAAGTTCGCTATCCGGAATCATGCAAAGTTTGTCATGGGAATGACCTATCAACAGTTCTCAAGAAGGCTCTTTGGTGATATGCCTCAGTTTGTCGGTTTAAGGATTTATGAGTCCGTCCAACGCATGAACTCAATCGCCTCAAAGTCCAAGTCTCCCTTTGTATATCCTATCTATGACTGGCGGGATAATGACGTATGGTTCTATATGAAGCTCCATAACCTCAGCTTCCCGGTAACCTACCTTTACCTTTACAAAGTTGGAGTACCGGTAAACAAGCTCAGGATTAGTCAGTTTTTCAGTATCGATACGATCAAGACACTTCCTAAAGTGCTTGAGTTCTATCCCAACCTCTTTGAGCGCATCGTAAGGCGTGAGCCAAATGCAGACCTTGTCATGCTATACTGGGAGACGGATATGTTCCGCAGTTCAAGACAAGATGCTATGTTCGATGGTGATGAGGACAAAGACTACCGTAAGATCCTCCGGCAGGAGCTTAAGAAAGCTTCACAGCATCCGGATTTGTATCCGGGATATAAACAGGTGAAGAAGCTATATGCCAGGGTGAATGAGAAGACCTCCAACAAAACCTGCCGGGGCTTGTACCAGGTCCTTGTTGCAGGAGACCCCAAGAACAGAACCATAAGGAAAATTACCAGTGACTTATTTAATGATTCGATACAATGAGCAGGACAGGACAAGGTCGCCGGATGACCAAGAAGCGCAAGAAAGAGCTGCTCCTTGAAAAGTTAAAGGAGACGTTTGGTGTAGTTGCCTATGCTTGTGAGGCTGCTGGTATCAGCAGAGTTACCTACTATAACTGGTTTAAAGAAGATGCTGACTTCAGGGAAAGGGCAGAGAATATCTGCGAGATTCAGAAGGATATGGCCGAGTTTGCCTTGCTGGAGAAGATCAAGAAAAAGGATACTGCGGCAATAATCTTTTACCTCAAGACCAAAGCAAAAGACAGGGGATACAGCGAGAGGACAGAGCTATCCGGACCGGAAGGTAAGGATATTGCCTTAAGTCAGAAATATGATCTGAGTAATCTACCAGAAGCAGACCTTGCGGCAATAGGAAAGATATTAGAAAAGTCAAATGAAACATGAGGATGTCAAAGCTCTTAAAATCGCCTATGACCGTGAAATGTGCAGAAGACATTTCTTCTACTTTGTTAAAACATTTTGGGACGTGATTATCAAAGAAAGACCGGTTTACAATTGGCATATTCCTTACCTCTGTGAAGAGTTACAGATCTTGTCATATGCTATTGTAAAGCGTGAGCCCAAGCCTTATGACCTTATTATCAATATACCTCCTGGTACCACAAAGAGTACCATTGTTACAGTGATGTGGCCAGCATGGTTGTGGACACAGGACGCCTCCCTGAGAGTAATTTCGAACTCATATTCCGGTGACTTGTCTCTTGATCATGCCTCCAAAAGCAAGGATATCATCCAGAGTGACAAGTACCGCCTCTTGTTCCCTGAAGTAAATATCAGAAGGGATAAGAGTGCGACAGGATCCTATGAGACTACCTCCACTGGAGCAAGGTATACAACCTCAACCGGAGGTACAATTACTGGAAAGCATGGCCATGTTATCATAAACGATGATCCACAGAACCCAAAACAGGCCAGTTCAGATGCCTTGAGAGAACAGGCTAATGAACACACAAAAACACTATCCTCGCGTAAGGTAGATAAGGAGAACACCCCGGTAGTATCTATCATGCAACGACTCCATGAGGATGATGTAACGGGTTATCTGCTTAAAAGAAAAGGTGAAAACATCCGTCATATCTGTCTGCCTGCAGAGGATTCAGAAAACGTAAAACCTCCGGAACTCCGGGAGAGATACATCAATGGTCTTCTTGACCCGGTAAGGCTCTCAAAAAAAGTGCTCGATGAAGCCAAGATCGATCTTGGCAGCAAAGGTTATGCCGGCCAGTATGACCAATCCCCAACAGTTGAGGGTGGTAACATCATCAAGGAGGACTGGTTCCGGAAGATACCTCTTGCACAGTTCCTTGCTATCCGTGGAAACGCTCCGGTACATTTCTTCCTGGACACTGCCTTTGATGAGAAGAAAAAGAAAACCGATAACGACCCCTCCGGGATTATCGCAACCACATACATTAATAACGCCATATTCATCTTTGATGCCAGAAAGCTTTATAAGCAATTCCCTGATCTTATCAAATTCCTGCCGGGTTACGTAGAGGCGAACAACTATGATAAGCGCAGCACGCTTAGGATTGAACCTAAAGCCAATGGGAAATCCGTAGTGCACCAGCTGCAACGTGATACAACTATCAATGTGACTGAAACGCCAACACCCAACGACAGCAAGGAGACAAGGCTTAACGCTGCCAGCCCAACGGTTGAATGTGGCAGGGTGTACCTGGTGGAAGGAGACTGGAACGAGGAATTTATTGATGAGGTATGTGGCTTCCCAAACAAGACACATGATGAGTATGTGGATCTGCTCAGTTATGCTATCGATTATTACATCGATGGGACGATATCGGTATCAAAAGTAACGAAGGAAAGCTTTGGATTTTTATAAATACGACAAACAATGAGTATCATGACTGTAATAGCTAACAAGATCAAATCTGCTCTGGGAGTGCAGCAGGATTTTGACAACTACATCAAAAACCAAGATGTTGACAACCTGATAAGGTTATTCACCAACCGCAATGAAGAAGTTGAGGCTGCTTTAAAGGAATACCGTGTCGATGACCATAAGATCACAAAAAGACCTGATAAGATCATCAAGGACAGTGAAGGCAGAACCATCAGGACAGAGAAGCAGTGGAAGCTACCTATCCCTTACCAGGAATTCATCAATGAGATATCCATGGTGTTTCTCTATGGCAAACCGGTTAAATTCAGCCAGAACAGCGAGGGCACTGATGAAGCCTTTCAGATGTTCCTGGAAGTGGTAAAAGAGACAAGATTCGACAGCCGCATAAGACAATGTAAAAGACTGGCCGGAGCCGAGACAGAGTCAGCACTGCTACTTCACCTATTCAAGAATGACGAAGGAAAACCAGAGGCGTTACTCAAAGTTTTAGCAAAGAGCCAGGGCGATGAGCTGTACACCATGTTTGATAACTACGACAGGCTGATGACTTTTGCACGTGGTTACTACCTGAAAGAGGAAGGCAAAACAGTGTATCATTTTGATATTTTCACCAAGGACTATATCTACCGGTGCAAAAGAAAGGAAATAGGCTGGGAGATAATCCCGGAGAACAATCCGATAGGTAAGATTCCGATCATCTATTTCCGGCAGGAGAAAGAGCACAAAGGGGTGCAACGACTCATTGAACGCGAAGAATGGATTGCTTCCGTCAATGCCGATGTAAATGACTACTTCAGTTCTCCGGCAGTAGTTGTAACCGCAGACGTACTTAAGAACATGCCCGAGAAGTCAGAACCAGGTAAGCTGTTTATCAAAGACAGTAAAGATGGCGATGTGAAATACCTCACCATCGACAGCGCCCCGGAACTGAAGAAGCTGGAGCTTGAGTACCTGGAGAAGCAGATCCTCAGTAAAAGCTTTACCCCAAATATCAGCTTTGACCAGATGAAAGGCTTGTCCGCTATCTCAGGCAAGGCGCTCAAACAAATGATGATCTTGGCCGAAATTAAAGCCCAGAAGCATAAAGAAACGCATGATGAACTCATTGACAGGTTTATCTCCCTAGTCAAGGCAGCAATAGGTAATGTGCTTGAGATAAAACTCAAAAGCCAGATCAATAACCTCATAGTGGATGCACAGTTCCAGAGTCCTTTTGGAGAGGATATACAAGAGGTCATTGCTAACCTGGTGAACTCGATCGACAGCGGCATGATGAGTGAGGAAACCGGCCGGGAGCTTAACCCATATATCAACGATTCACAGGCCGAAAGTAAGCGAATCGAAGATGAACGTAAGATCCGCAGGGAACAACAGGGTGATGTATTTGGACAAGGCTTTTAGTCATGTACGATCTTAACGAGAACACACCTCTATATAACCGGATTGAAGGCTATGCCAAGAAGGTAAGGCTTGCCTATCTTGCTGCAATCCGCAAACTGCTGGAAGCTGCTTATAATACGAGGATAGACAGTTCCAAGCCTTTCCGTTTTGCTGATTATCCGGAGCTTAACCGGATAGCATCGAAGATCTTTCAGGATTTAACAGACAGGATAAAGGCTGAAATAATTGAAGGCATCAAAGAGGAATGGGATACCAGCAATATCGTTAATGATAAAAGGGTGGAAAGGGTGTTTTCTCTGACACGTTTAGGCAAGATTCCGGATGTTTACATGCAAAGAAACCTAAAGGCCAGGTCAGCTTTTATAGCAAGAAAAACAGGCAAGAGCGGGCTGAACCTCAGCCAAAGGGTATGGAATTATACTGGCCAGTTCCGGCAGGAGATGGAAATGGCACTTGACCTGGGCATTGCCGATGGCAAGTCAGCGGCTCAGCTCTCCCGTGATGTCCGCAAGTACCTCAATGAACCTGAAAAGCTGTTCAGGCGTGTAAGAGACAAACATGGAACCCTTCAGTTAAGCAAGAATGCTAAGGCCTATCATCCCGGACAGGGTGTGTACCGATCGAGCTACAAAAACGCCATGAGACTGACCAGGACAGAGACCAATATCGCATACCGAACCGCTGACCATACACGCTGGCAACAGCTGAACTTCATTCAGGGTTTCGAGGTCAGGCTAAGCAATAACCACCCGGTAGTAGATATTTGTGATGATCTTAAAGGGATGTACCCGAAAGAGTTTAAGTTTACCGGGTGGCATCCTAATTGCAGATGCCATGTTGTTGCGGTACTTCCAACCAATGAAGAATTTATGGCCATGCAGCAAGCCCTTCTGGATGGTGAGCAGGAGATGGTGAGTGAACGTAAAGTAAGAAGCGTTCCTGATGGCTTTAAAAAGTGGATGAAGGCTAATAAACAGCGATATAAGGCCGCAAAGGGTAAAGGGAGCTTGCCGTATTTTGTTGTGGATAATCCGAGGTTTGTGAAGGTTTGATTCTTGGCTTGGACAGTCTTTCATGTTTTTTTTCTCCTAAAAAACTTCTCATATTTTTTTGTTTAAGCGAAAATTATTATTTTCGGGGAGGAAAAATACATTTATTCCAAATAAATTTTGCTAGTCGGTTTTGGTAAAACTTAATATAACATTAACCTTTCAATTGATTTAATTAGCAGCTTTCTAGAGAAATAAACCATGATTCTTTTAGTTTCATAATCTTTAACAAAACAACACTTACCATGGGATTCTTTTTTAGAAAATCAACTGGATTTGGACCAATTAGACTCAATTTTTCGAAATCAGGGATTGGAGTTTCTACTGGTGTAAAAGGGGCTAGACTAGTTTTCAGTCCTAAGGGAACCTACGTACACTTGGGAAGAAATGGATTTTATTACAGGAAGCACTTTTCTTCTAAGAATAAGCAGAATTACCAAGACCATGTAAATAATGAAGTTCCAACAATTCAAAGGATAAATGATAATCAGGAGATTATTGAAACGATCAATTTTGATAATCTAACTGATATTGATTCTCAGGAATTTATTAATGAGCTTGAGAGCAAGAATAGCAAAGTTAGCTATTTCAATATTGCCCTGTATTTTGGGGTAATTTCCTTAATTGCTTTTGCCTTCTACTTTTTTCTTCCTTATGATTTTGAGAAGGAAGAAACTAAAGTAGCAGTAGTAAAGAGTCAAGTTGTGAATATTAGATCAGAACCTAATGTAGAAAGTGGTAAAGTTACACAAGTCTTCTATAGAGATGAACTTCAAATTGTAGAAGATTCTATTCATGGTGATTGGGTTCAAATCAGTACAATCGATGGAAGTGGCTATATTTATCTTCCACTCGTTGATATCGAAAGTAGAATTCACACTCGAAGAGTGATAAGTAGATTCACTGAAAACAAGGTTTTAACTTATATACTATCTATACTCTTAATAGGCATTTGGATTTATTCGATGATTAAAATGTTGCATTTAGATAAAAAGCGTAAAACCATCGAGCTTTACTATGATTTAGATGAAGAAATGAATGATCTCTATGGGCGATTTTTAAATTCTTTTAATAGCTTTATTGAAGTAAAAAAAGTTTGGCAAATTCGAACGTCTTCTTCTGGACATGATAGTAAATATCATGGAGGTGCCTCTACGTTAATAAGAAGAGATGTAGTTTCTAAGCGAGCTCAACATAGACTACCAATGAAGTATCTTAAAACAAACGCAAGAATTCCATTCATTGGCCTCAAAAACCTAGAGCTATTCTTTTTACCTGAACGCCTTTTAATAAAGCAAGGAGAAAAATTTGCTTCCATAATGTATAAGAACCTGAGATTTTCTTCTAAAAACACAAGATTTATTGAGGACGACTCTGTCTCTTCCGATTCGAAAATAATTGATTTTACCTGGAAGTATGTAAATAGAGATGGTGGACCTGATAGAAGATTCTCAAATAACAAGAAAATACCGGTATGTCTTTATACCGAATATACGCTTGAATCTGACAAAGGACTTTATGAAATATTGCATACTTCAAAAGTGAATGGCTTTGAAGAGTTTAGAGAGGTTCTAAATTCAATCTCACACATGCAAAATAGCCAAGTGACAAATGAGAATTTAGATACTAATCGCCTTACTGGCAAGGTCTTGGATTTAGTTGATTTTTTAATGAAACGTAATCAGCTTAATGCAAGTGATTTACAGTTAGAACTTAATTGTAATCAATCTGAAGCAAATCGTTTTATTGAATTGTTTTCAAAGTCTTATGTTATTGAAAAGCTTAATGAGGAGTACTATCAAATTAATCATGATAGATTAATAAATTTCAGGAAAGAATTAGATGTCTACTTTAGAAAGATTTAAAAGGATTTTGATCAATTAGTACTAATTCATTTTGATGCTTCAGCTTTATGGAGATACTTTGAGTCTGTAATTTCATGGGTGCAGACTACATTTACTAAGAAGCGAAGATTTTTGAAAGGTGTAAACTGGGGTTGGCTCTACAATGAATTCAAGAATAAGGTATTTGATCCAAGAGCCATTGAAGAAGAAAATGCTATGTTGATGATGGATGATGATGTTACCAAGAAAAGCGGAATATCCCTTCATTCCTACCAGAAAGGAAAAATACCTTTCGATAAGATCATTTACTGACAGAATGAATCAGGAAGTTTACGAAAGACAAAAAGGTATCTGTCCGGTCTGTAAAGAGCATTTTGAACTTCAGGAAATGGAAGCGGATCACATCACATTATGGCATGCTGGTGGAAGAACTATTGCTGAAAACTGTCAACTGCTTTGCAAAGTGGATAATAGGAGAAAATCAGGAGTTTAACAAAAAAATCAGCTATAGCCTATTTAACTCAATCTGCTTTAAATTCAATTAAAATATTTCAGAGAACTCATAATTGAACTGATTAATAGAAAAAATAAGTGTCTTTAAGGATTTAGAACTTCGCTTATTAAGTCTTCAATTTCCTCCTCTAACTTGTATTTTTCTCTCAATCTCTCAAATAACATTTCCTGAGTTCGCAAAAACGTCATTCTTGGCTCGTTTAAATTAAAATGCGAGATTGTGTTTCTACCTTTAGTTGAATTATTCTTAACTTGAATTATTACACTATTATCCTTGTTCAAAAATTCTATATGGTCACTTGGATTATCAAAATATGGATGAATTATACAAAATTCACACTGATCGTAGACACTTTTTTTATCCGAGATTGTATCAAATCTACCTTTTTTTGAAGTGCTATTACATAAATGACATGCAACTGTAATATTTTCAAGCACAAACGTAAATTCAGGATGAGAAGATTTTGGTGCAATATGATCTAATTCACCGTTACTAGTTCCACCAAGTTTAAGCCCGCAGTAAGAACATTCAAGTTGACTTTGTCTATAGTTATCTCTCAAGTTATCAATTATCTCTTTAAGTCTATCATGACATTTTTTAGGTTTACTCCAATAAACTCCATTCCATGGCTTAATCCCACTAAGAATGTTGCTATATTCATTTGGTAGAGACACTTCTAAAACTCTTTGTCTAATCATAGATCCTTTATATACATATTCGCAGACGATATTATTTTTGACAATGGGTCACTCTTACTTATTGTTAATGGTTCTAGTCTTTGAATAATTTCGACTAATGTATTTTTTTCCTTGCTGTGTTCAGAAATTAAAGATAGAAGTTTTCGAAGATCTTCTTCAATATAGAAGTTTCTTGTAGTCTTTACCTGAAAAACTTTATATAGTATTTCTTCAGTAGACCATCCGTAAGTCGAAAAATCAAACTCTTCTGGTACTACTACATTATTCTCAAATGAACGTTCCAATTTTATTATAAATGAATTATTAGGCATCAAACTAGAAGCAAGGAAGTGCGAGTGAGAAGCAATAATAAAATGGGAGTTGAAAAAATGTTGGAATACATCGTTTAAAATCCTAATGTATCCCATTTGCCAATTCGGATGTAAACTGACCTCTGGCTCATCTATCAGTATTAAGGCATTATCCTCAAGTACTGAAAAAATACCTATTAATGAAATTAACAGATTTGATTCACCTGAACTCAACTCATTGAAGGAAACATCAATTTGATGTTTTCTAAGGTTGATGCTATCAACATTGAGAATATCAAGTTTTAATAAGTCCTCAATGTATT